GGAGTCATAATTAATGGTACATAAGGTGCGTAAACTGCTCCTGTTTCTAGGAAGTTTGAACCTCTAAATCCTAACAAGATTTCATTTGAAGTCATGTAAGGGTTTTTGTACACAGTGTATCTATTAGCGATAGCACCTACTGTTGTTACACCAGCAGCGAAAGATGAAGCATCTTTATCAGCAGATACAGTAAATCCAGGGATTGATTCCAAGATAGTACATACATCAGGAGAAGCAACTACGAAGTTAGCTCCACCTCTTAAAGTCAATTGGTGAATCTTATTAGATACTTTGTTCAATTTAGTACCTAAAGTTTGGAACCAAGTGTTCTTTTGGTATGCTACAGCTGAATTACCACCAGACCATACACCAGTTGAAGAATTGTACTCTTCACCGATAGTTGCTGACCAGTACTCAGTAGTTAATGCATTAGACTTTAACATATCTAAGATTTCCAAGTCAATCTCCAAAGAGATGTAATCAGATAACATAGAAGTTAATTCAGCCTCAGCATCAATACTGTGGTAAGCGTTAAGGTCTTGCGCCAATTCAGGAGTCCATACAGCCTTTAGTTTTCTTGTCTTAGCAACAATTGCTTCAGACTTCAATTCTAAATCAACTTCAGGAATATCGATTGATGTACCAACAGCACCAGCATTACCTGCAATCTGTCCAGCGTTTTTACCATCTTCGAAATCACCTCTAGCGTAATCAGTTGGAACTACTGAGTAAGTTAATTCAACGTTACCAGCTTTAGCAGTTTCTAAACCAGCAGAAGCAGATACCATCATTACTAAGTTGTTACCAGATACACTATGGAATTGGTTTAAGTTAGTTGCAATCTCAGCGTTAGCGATATTGAACGAACGTACACCATCTACATCAGCAGTTGCTGGTTTAGCGAAAGTTGCTTTTACAACTTCACCATCAGAGATAGAAGCCGATAAAGAAGCGTCAAAACCTACATCAGCCCAAGAAGCTGAAGTAAATGTTACTGAAGCAACAGCAGTAGATGCAGTTACATCATTTGCAGTATATCCGAATCTTCCTTCACCATATAAACCATTTACAGCTGAATCAGTAGAACCTACATCAGCACCAGTACCACCGAAAAGTGATTGACCAGAGAATGCAGGGTTACCACCTTGAGCAGTACCATATTTAAAATCTAGATAGAATACAAGACCTGAAGGTAAGTTCATAGGTTGTACACTAACGAATTCTTTAGAAGCAATCTCACCAAAGATTCTTCTTACTAAAGGTAAAGCTACACCACTCCACTCTTCCGAGCTAGCTGCAGTACCTGTTTGAGTTGCCTCATCAAGCAATTGTTTTGCTTGGTTTTCGAGCATAACCGCCATTGCGCCTTGCTCTTTTGCGTTTAAGCCTTCAAGAAGTCCAGTTGCATCCCACTTACTTTTCAATTGTCTTGTTTCAGACAACATCACTTGTTGTGGATTCTTTCCTTCCATTAACTTAGATAAATCAAAATTTGCCATTTTATTTTTCTTTTTTTAATGTTTGTTTGTTAATAATAATTACTTAATGTTAGCCAATTGTTTAAATCTCTCAGCCATCATATTTGTGTTTTCCGAAATGATATCTTTCTTAGGTGCAGTTGAAGAAACTGGTTTAGATGCGGCAGCTTCTGCAACAACTCTTTTAGTTTTCTTTTCAGTACCTGTGAAATTCATCGATTCAGCCAACGTTGCGTAAACCAATTTTACTTCTCTAACAGAACTAGTTCTGTCTAAGTTTTCTACAACTTTAGTTTTTTGTTCGTTAGTTAAGTTGTAACCTCTGAACAATCTATTAGCGTATAATAACTTTGCATTTAACAAGTTTACTTCGTTGATTGTAGATTGAAGTGATTTAACAGTTTTCAAAGCTTCTTCTAAATCTGCTTCTAATTCAGCAGTTTTATCTTCAACTTCTTCTTCTTCGTTTACTTCTTCTTCATCATCTCCGTATCCCATTTCTCTTAGGATTTCTTCTAAGTCGATTTCATCATCCATATCTTCTTCTTCAGAAACTTCTTCCTCACCATGCATTTCTGCTTCGTGGTCTTCGATTTCATCAGATGCGATATCTGCTACGTCCTCTTCCTCTTCAGAGTCCAATTCTTCTTCCATAGCTACTTCTTCTTCAGAATCTTCGATTTCATCTTCGATTTCATCTTCTTCATCCATACCCATTTCCAATTCTCTAATGATAGATTCCAAATCTAACTCATCATCATCTTCCATTTCTTCATCACCTTCAGAATAAGTTTCTTCAACTTCTTCATCAGCTTCTTCTTCCATAGATTCTGCTTCTTCGTTTTCTTCGATTTCTTCACCTTCTTCACCTTCTTCAATTGAATCCTCATCAGATTCAACTTCTTCAGCTTCTGTTGTTACCTCAACTGTTTCTTCAACAGCTACCTCTTCTTCAACTTCTTCCTCATTTGAGTGGTCTCCCTCTTCCATAGTTTCTTCCTCTTCACCTTCCATTTCAGCAGTTAGCTTCTTTGATAGGATAGATTGTAAACGTGGAGTGAAGGCTTCCTCTAATGCGATTTTAGCGTTAGCGATAGCGGTTTCTCTTACAGCTTTGGCATCAGCAATTGCTTCTTTTAACAATCTTGAATTTGCCATTTACTTTACCTTTTTTAATAAATTTCTGAAGTTATTTGGGAACCCCAATGTAGAATAGTTGTAAATTGGTCGTTCGGTCACTAAACATTAAAAGTTAGTATTCATAAACCAATAAACCCATAAAGATGGGTTATTAACAATGATAAATATAATGAAGTTTAGAAAACCATAAAAAAATACTATATTTTCTTTAGTTTTTATAAAAATAGCATAAAAAAAGGTGGATAAACCACCTTTTCTTTTATTTTTTAATTTTTCCCTTTTTAATATCCCTTTCCAATTGTTCTGCTGCATTTAATACATCATTAATTGATTGGTCGATTGGTACGTTACGATATTTAGCAATCTTTCTAACTGCCATCATTACGATTCTCAATTCTTCAGATGAAGGAGATTCGTTAAGTGTACCTTCGTTTATTTCAGAGATAGATTGTTCTCTCATTATCTCTCTTACAATTTTTCTAAGTTGTTCTTTCATCTTTGGTAATCCTTTATGTTTAGTTGATGCAAAATCCTCAATATCCTTTTCACTCATTCTATCAGCAATATCTTTAATTTCATCAGAAACCTCAGATGCTGGAACTTCACCTCGTTTATATGCTAAGGCTAATCCAAATAGTTTTTGTTGTTGTTGTGATTGTGCAGGCATAATTCTTTTACTTTTAAATTAAGTCTCCTAATTTTAATTTTGCTTCATTATTAGCCATTGATTTTTCAAATGATGTTTGGATTTTATCTGCTAAGTTACCATGACCATCTTTTCTCATTTTTGCTAAAAGTGCTGCAATGGTTTGCTCTCCATCCCATCCAGATTCTGAAGAGATTGTTGTTGCAAAATCATTAGAACCATCAAATTCAGATGTAATACCATCAAATGTTTTGTTGTAGATAGAGTTATTCATATCCCACTCTTCTCTTTCAGGTGTTCCCATTTCAGGAGCTTTTGAATAATCAGCTCGTTTTGCCAATTCCGGTTTACCTTGTAAATCAGCGAAGATTTGTCTATTAGCACCATGGAAGTTTGCATCTTCTAATGCATCATGTACTACACTTAACATTCTTTTTTCGTATTCCTCACGACTAATTTTATTAGGCTCTAATTTAGCTTTCTTAGATAGTTTATTAACCAATGATACTAATTTTTTATCTGCCTTCTTAGGTTTAAGTTTACCAGTTGTCCATTGGAATGAACCCTCTTCCGATTGAGATGGAAGTAATCCAACTGATTTTGGTGTATCTTCTTTAGGTTCTTCTTTGGCTTCTCCACCTTTTAACTTTTGTGCCAATTCCTTAGCGTAAGCCACAGCATCTTCTTTTGTATCAAATGATTGATAATTAGTATCGGCATCCGCATCTTCCCTATCATCAATCTTTCCACCCATTACAGCAAATTGATTATCATCATCAAATACTTTACCTTTAGAAATACTTACATAATTACCATCCGAATCTTCAAAATCTTCAACACCATCTAATCCACCTAAGTAAGCTGATGAAAATCCGATACCTTTTAATGAAGATTCTACATCACTTTGAAAATCTTTTGGAAGTTCGATATCATCTTCTTCTTCATCATCGTAGTAATCATCATCATCATCGTCATCATCATCATCAACATCAGGTGCATCATAACCGGTATCTTTAGAGAACATATTAGGTTTCTCTTTCTCACCGGCAGAATCACCTCCCTTCTCTGCCTCTTCTTTCTCATCATGAGTTCCAGCTTTTATAGCTGCATCTCTTGAATCTTTTGATTTGAATACTGATACTTTACCAGTATCTTTGTTTATTGCTGTGAATGATTCAGCTTCGGTTAGTAGGTCTGTTAACTTTATCATAGTAGTAATATATTATTTTTTTCCTAATCTTCTATTAGCCTCCTCAATATCTAAATCAGCCATTTCATAATATCTATTTAGAATATTTCCCATATCCTCATATAACGCATGTAATCTTTCATCCATTTGTCTTGCTTCAGAAGCAATCTTTTCAAATGATTTATCCATCTTCTCTAATTCACTTAGGTTACGTTTAATCGTTACCTTATCGAACCAATCATCAGATTCTCCTAATAGTAATGCTTTAGAAGCTTCTACGATTCCACCTAAAGTTTCTGCTACCTTTACGATATCAGATTTTCTCTTCATTTGTTCATCAAAACTTTTATAAGTTGAGATAACTTCTAAAAAGTGCTTTTTAACTTCATTAGATAGTGGTTTATTAGCTTCAAGTGATTCAGATAAACTGAATTTACCATTAACAACCTTTACTTCGTTAATGTTAGTTTTACGGATATCATTGTATCCTTTACTTACGCTTGTACCTTGTTTAGAATCTACTTTAAATTCAATTTTATTCTCAGTTACGTATTTGTATATGTCAAATCCTTTTTTCATTATGATAATTCCGTTATAATTTCTCTCATTAAATTTTCTGCTTTACAAAAATCTCCACAAACATCAGTACCAATACTTTTTACTACTGATTCATTCATGGGTGTCATAAATGCACCATGTGTAGATGGATTGGATACAAAGTCCCAACCTATTAGTTCGAAATCAGGCTCTACCTTTACTTTACCTTCTCCAATATTAGTAACCGAACCCATACCTCTTGATGAGATACCCAATAGGATACCAGCTCTAAGTAATTCTTTTAAGATGTTACCAGATGGAGTTGGTAGTATTTCAACTGTACCTACTACATCATCACCTTCCCAATGAATTTCTCTTATGTTATGAGAAACATTCTTTAGGTTAATTACAGATGAATCAGGATGGTCTAATTCACCCAATGCTCTTCTTTCTTTAATAAGAGTTTGGTAGTTATTTACTTCTCTCTCTAATATGTTTTTTGGATACACTCTTCCATTTTGGTTTTCTGCACCAGAACGTTGAAGAACCCCCTTAACTAATGTTCTACCAGAAGCATCTTCATTAACGCTACCTTTAAACAAATTAGTTTCTATAATTAAATTTTTCATATCGTTCGTTTATTTTTTAGTGTAAGCTTCTACTAAAGTATTAAACTCAGCTTTTACATCTTCAGTTAATACATCTTCAATACCTTCATTAACTAACATTTCAACTACATCACTTACCTCAAACTCATCTACTATTATACTTTCCATAACGGGTCTTTCCATAAAGGTAATTACCTCAAATGCTAATTCCTTAGATAACTCTTCGTTAAATTTTTGTTTATGTAGTTTGATTGTAAGTTTTTGATTTGGATTACCATCCTTACCAGCTAATGCTGATACGAAGTTTAACCTACCTCTTAAATTTGCTTTCTTAATACTATTAAATAATTTTTTACCATCCAACTCATGTTTATTGATAAAATCATCAACAGCAGAACCTCTTGTTCCAGTTAGTGCAGCAATTCCTATTGCTTCTTTACTAGCTTCGTTAACAACGGATTCCATTAAACCGATTGCCGTACTACCAACAATTCTCTCAGCCCCATCTGCATATTTTTTATTTAATATTGCAATCTTAGTAGGTTTATCAATTAGATACATTGGTAACATACTTGTAGAGAATGAATATTTGATACCATTCTTCTTTAGCTCCCTACCAATATCCATAAATGATTTAGCATCCTTTACCATATCGGCAAGTTTATCTAACATTACATCATGCTTACCTTCGGTAAGGTTAGTTGAACAACCACCACATCCACAATTACAATCTGAGTGCGATTCTTCTACTTTGAATTTTTCACCACCAACTTCGAACTCATCTTTACCAGCTTTTTTAGCAGCAACTACCGCAGCACCAAAGGCGTTTCCTTCGTTTTGCTCTCCCTTCGCATCCCAAGCAGCATCTATCTTATTGAAGAATGCCTTCTTTTCATCATCACTCATAGATGGAATTGATTTACCAGCTTTTTCTAATGCTTTTTTGAAAAAAACTTTATAATCAGCTTCTTCCTTCATAACTAATTTTAAAGTTTCCTTAATTTGTTCTTTGGTAATTTTCATAGTTATAATTTGCTATTAAAAGTTTTGTATTTTAGTTGCTACACTATTTAATCTTTCTCTGATTTTAGATAGGTTCTTTTGGGTACGTTTCCAATATTGGTCAGATTCTAATCCTCCCTCTTTTTTGATTTTACCATACCATCCTACGAATTTCTCAATTTCGGCAAGTTGTTTGTTAACATTAGAAATTCCTCTACCAATTTTTGCTTTCGGTGAGGATTCATCTTTTCTTAACTCATGCCAACGGTTTTCGTTAACCTTTTTGTATCCAGTTGATTTATTGATTTTTTTTGTATGAGAATCATCAGGCTCAGCATCTTCATCTTTACCATCAGTACTTTTGAATGCATTTGGGGTATTATACCCAGCTATATCACCTGAAGTGGTTGCTTCTTCGATATCCAATTCATCATTTTCAATCTCAGCAATTAGTTCTTCAATATATTTTTTTAAATTACTTTCCATCAACTTTACTTTTCAACTCTTTAATTAATTCATATGAAATCATTAATGATGAAACGTGATTATCGGAAACTACTTTACCAATTTTGGTTTTAGATAAAACTGATACAGTTTCAGCTAATTTAATTTTGGTTACTTTATCGTTTATAGATTTACCCAAAGATTTCATCTCAGTAATGATTTTAGGAATTTCCTTTTCAATGAACGATTTGAATCCAGTTGTGTTAGATAAGTTATTAATGTATTCCTTTAATAAATTTTTCTGATTTGTATCTAAGTTAGAATATTTCTTATTGAAAGTTTCTACTAAGATTTTATAAGTAAGTAAACGTAAGTCTTTATCTTGCTTTTTATAGTTTTCAACTATTTTATCAGAATCACCAGATTCAACCAATTTACTTGGTTTTGATGTGATGTTTTCAATTAGGGTAATTTTTGAATTAAACACATCCTTTACATCATAGTTTTCATAGTTCTTAGATTCAAATACTTTATATATTGAAGCTAATACCTTATAGTTTGATATAGGTGAAGATAAGAACTCATCCATATTGAATGATTCATTAATCTTTTTAATAAGATTATATTTTTCTTTTTGCAGATTCTTTTGATTGATTCTGTTGTGAGCTTCATTGATTGTATCAATAAACTTTTCAGCTCTAGATTCAGAATTATACTTTTCTTTTAACAATAAATCGTATAATCTCAATTCTTTGTTTAGCTCAGTTTTAGCTGAGAAAAACTCACTTACTATAGCTTTAGCCGTTTCAGTATTATCACCATTAAGAACCTCTAAAGTGATTTGCCTCACTAAAAGTTCAAAAAGAATACCAGTATTCTTAAATTTTGAATGTTTTACTCTCTTCATTACGTTGTTTACCCTATAATAATATATTCCTTATACGCAAGTTTTCCGTATATAAATATAAGTTTTATTTTATTTATTAAAATTTTCTTCATCTAACAAATTGCTATCACTTAAAAAATCAGTTTTTTCAGTAATTACCTTCTTCTTAGGAGATATACCATTAACATATTCTTTTGCAAATTTGCTAGCTTTTCTACTAACCTTAGCTTCAGTTTTCTTCAAAGCTTTTTGGTTTTCTTTGGCTCCCAATGGGTCTCTACCATATGGATGTTTATCTTTACCATAGGTATTTCCCTCTTTAGGTCTACCACCTTTATCTTTTAATTCATTCTTTAGTTCTTCTAATTCATTCTCAACATCAGTTGGTTCTGATTCCATTGCTGGGTCATTACCTTCATCTTCAATAGAACGATATCTGAATCTATCTTTAAGGTCATTAACCATTTGAGTTTTTTGATAATCTATTTCATCCTTACTCATATTAAAGATGTTCTCATATGCCCACTCTTTTGAAATCATATTCAATTGAGTAATATCAGAAACTAATCTTACTTTTTCACTCCAAAGGTTTACCTTTTCTTGCTCATAGATTGTAGATGGGTTTACCAAATTCAATTCGAAGTCAACCATTTCAGTTCCTTCAATACCCTGTGCTGCCAAATGTACAACTGCAAGTTTTGTAAGTTCCGATACTAATGTTCTTTGAATTCTTTCGATTGTTCTAGCGAATCTCACATCTTCTGCAGCAAGAGTTGCTTTACCATTTACATTCTCATCGTATCCTAAATATGCTTTTGGAATCTTTAGAGCTGCAAATAACTTATTCTTTAAGTAATCAATATCCTCAATAGCAGTATAAGTTAAACCACCTAATGTATCTATTTCAGTACCACTATCACCACCCCTAACAGGTAAGAAGAAATCTTCGGTTAAGTTTTGGATGTTGTACTTTAAATTATAATCACCAGTGTTTTTATCAATGAATGGAGTTTTCTTCATTTTGTTGATAATCTTTTGCATATAGTTATCAACTTCAGTTGGTGGAATGTTACCAATATCGATTTTGAAAACTCTCTTATCAGGTGCTCTCATAATCCTATGGATTAACATTGCATCTTCCATTAAAGAAACTTGCTTCCAAATTCGTCTACCATTCTCAATCATTGCCTTACCATAAGGTAAGAAGTTGGTATCTGATAATAAACGGAAATGTACTATCTCAAAGTTCTCATATTCACCTTTACCATTTGGGTCGTGATTTACTTTGAACTTTACATAGTTTGGATTTGTTGGGTCGGTATTCTCCATTCTTTCAGTTTCGTAAACTGGAAGTGGTTGTACGTTTATAATCCCTTTACCTGGAGCGATTTCCATAGAAAGAAAGAAATCACCATACTTTACCATATTACGAGTCCAAGCCCATAGATTAAATTCTACATTAAGAATATCATAGAAAAGATTTTCTAATAATTCTTTTACTTTTTCATTCTGAGTTTTTATTTGAATGACATCACCGAATTCATTTTTCAATGTTGATTCATCTGCGTATATATCCAATGCCGATGAGATAATAGGGTCATTATCCATTGCATCATAATCTCTAAATAATTCTCTACGGACTTGATGATATGCCATTGATTGAGCTGCCATCTGGTCACCATAGAACGAACGTTGTAGTTTTGTGTACCTATCCCTTAAATTCATTAAGTTAGTACTACCTTGCTGTCTATCATCGGTATCCTTAACTGTCCTCTTACCATCCTTGTCAACAACGACTACGGCTTGGGTAGAAAAAAGTTTTGTTAACTTTTGAAAAAATGAACTATTTTGTTCTTCTGCCATTCTAATTTTGTTTATTTAATAATCCCACTAATATACGAAAAATTATTAATATATCCTAATTTATTTACCACGCTTTACAACTCCAATATCTTGCTCCAGTTCTTGGACCAGGTGAATCACAATTATGCCTAGCTCTAAATGCTTTCTTTCGTTCTGGGTTATCCTTCTTAATTCTCATAGTTTTTTCACCGGCTTTTTTTGCCGAAGTTCCACCATGTCCAAAGTTTACCTTTACAACATTTCCTTTTGGATTCTTTACATATACCTTAAACTTCTTAACATCACCTGCCATTGGCTTGTTGAGTTTTACCTCTCTACCTTGATATTCAGCTTCGTTTACATCCGGCTTATATTCTTTTATGAATTCTAAAAATTCTACTATATCATCGTGATTTTCTACATCATATTCAAAGATATCATCCTTAAATTGTTTTGTAAAATCTTCATAAAGTTGTTTAGTTGTATTATCCATAATAAATTCTATACTATATAAATATAAAAAAATTCATTTATAACCAATTTGTTAAGTCTTCGTGGGTACCATCTCCGATATCCATTTTCCAAGGATTATCATCAATATCATTACCACCATATATACCAGTATAAGTATGAGATGAAATACTGTTAATTGCCTGTTTGGTTAAATCAACTCCCTCCTGTCTTAATCTTAGAGCGGTATCTCTTACCCATAATCCAATAGCCAATGCCATAACTAAATCATCGTTATAACCTCGCATTGCTTCAGCTCTACCATTATTCCATATAAATGTAAACATCTCATCTATCGTTCGTACTGAACGTATTGTGATTGATTTATCTCTTATGTACTCTTCCAACTTTGATATGATTAGAGGGCGTGTTCTAGAGGTTGTTGAGAACCCTGCTACTTGGTTCTTATCTTGTGAACGATATTTGTTAGTATGTTGATTACCAGAATCAACGTACTTTATATCTTTATCGGTATAATATAAATTGGTATAACTTCTATCAATAACTTGTTGAATAGTTGCCCATCCAATATTTGCGTTTTCAATTACTAATAGGGCGTTGTTATATTCGGTTGCTAATGCAACTAAAAAGTTTCCGAAATCCTTTGTATCCAATTTACCTTTATATTCAGCTACTTGAACTGATGTAACCACATCAATAACGTGTGCAGTAGAGAAATCCGAAGAATCCCCTCTAGCGACATCCGCTACAACTATATATGATTTAGTATAATCAGCAAATTCCCACTTCCATAAGTTACCATCGAATCCAGTTTTCTCAATTGGTTCTTGAACATATGTATCTTTATAAAATTGTAAAAGTTGCGGGTCTATAACACTATCCCCAGAAGATACAAAATCACAATCACATTCTTGTGCGGCTCCTTTAGGTCCCAACAATCGTTCTTGCTCATCTCTCCAATCTTGGTCTCTTTCAGGGTGAACTGTCCAATGTAATCTGATTGTATTGAAATCGTTTCTTCCTTCTTCAGCACCTACCCAAGTTTTATGATACCAATTACCCACACCATTTGGAGTTGATAACACAATTGCGTTACCCCCCGTAGATAATGTAGATTGAGCTGATACCCATATCTCTTCAATCTTATCAATAAATGCTGCTTCATCAAATACCAATAGTGATAGTGCTTCTGAACGACCAGCATCACCAGCAGCAGATGTTGCTTTGGCTTGTGAACCATTTGCATATCGTAAGGATAGTTTGTTATCTTCTACTGTTTCCAATTTCAACCAAGAAGGAAGATATTGATTCATCACCCTAATCTTAGTAATTAAGTTCTTAGCCACCTCTTGCTTAGTTGCGATAACCAAAACATTGAAGTCTTGATTAAATAACATTTTCCAAAGTGAGAACCCTGCAGTTAGGGTAGATATACCAGTTTGTCTGGATTTTAGTATTATATTATAACGATGGTCTTTAAAGTCAACCAATGTTTCTTCCTGAAATGGATATAATTGGAATTGTATTTTTCCCCTAACAGGGTGTTGTATCATACAATATTTTTTCATAAAGTAAATTGGGTCAGAAGCACACTTCTGATATTCCAACTTAATTATATCTTTCAACGATTGTTTAGCCATAAACTATTTTTTCTTACCAAATGATATCTTCCAATACATACCACCACTAATATATGGTGATAGTTGTTGTATGTTAGAATTGTTTTGTACACCCAATCCTAATTGGAATATTTTATCTTTTTTAGTTTTTAATAATAAGGATGTTGATAGATTTGTAACCACATCTTCTCTATTAAACCCACCAGTCATTCCCCAATACAATTGGGTTTTTGGTAGTTCCTTTACGATTGTAGTATTATAAATTGTTGGGATTTGAAATGTCCAATCTACATCTCTGGATATGATTGAGTTTTGTGATATGTTATCGGTTATAATACCAAATCCCAAATTTGGAGATGGTTTGTTACCCAATGAATCAGTAACTCCAGTTGGAAACTCATATGAAAGATTTAATGTATCTTTAACTTGATATGTAGAGAAGTACTTTTCTACAATTGCCAAAGTATCGATATCAATTGGTATTTCAACCTCAACTGTTTTAACTTTAGTAATGTATTTTGGTACATAGGTTGGAACCTTTACTTCTTTAGTTACAAAAACAGTATCGATAGTTTGTTTTAGTAGTTCGTAATTCTTACCATCAACTTTGATAGTTTCAATTTCATCAGTATCACCACCATCACATCCCCTTATTAACAACACTACACAAAGTGCCATTATTAAAATAGTTTTTAAATCAAATTTCTTTAACCAACTCATAATTCTTATGCTTTAATTTCTCATACGCAATATTGCGTTTTTCGATAACTTCAGTAAGTTCTTTCTTACCATTTTCTATATCGGCTTCTATCTGAGCTTTTAAAGTCTGAACATCATCGTTGGATTGCCATTTTTCAACAGAACCATCATCGTTAACGTATTCGTGAATATTAGATACTTCTTTAAGAGCTTGATTCCACTTTTCTAAAACATCAGTACCATAATCAGCCATATTAGAATATATTCTATATTGTTCATATGATTCCCATAAACCATCCTGCTTTATAACAAGTTCTTTTTTTGCTAAACAACCAGCACAATAACCAGTTTTAGAAATTAACTTTTTATCTGAGTTTGAGAATTTACCACTAACATCACAGTCATCAGCTTTACATTGGGATTGAGCGTCAATGTAATTTCGAAGTTCTACCATTACGTTTGACATTTTGGATTGCTTTACTCTCCCAAATTCTTTTTGCTCCCAAACGTTACCATCGGTATCATTCCAAATATCACCTACTTTACGTTTTACTTCTTGTTCTTTGATATCAGAGAATCCGATTTGAGTATTCTTTACATACTCACCCGTTTTTACCATATCAGCCAACTTTCTACGAGTTGGATGCATGAACTTTCTACTAAATTTTTTATCTGCCATAACCTATTATATATTCATATATATAAGTATTAGGTTTTCTACTATTCGTAAAATAATCCAAGTATCTGATTAAGTGGAGCAAACGTTCCAGTTAATTTAAAAGTCTTACCATTATATACAAACACAATACCTTCATTTGGAACAATCTTATCCTTTCCACCAATTGCATTTAATCTCTGAAGTTCCATTTTAAGTTTAGCTATCTTTTTTTCATCTCCACTCTTTCGAACATCAATGATAGTTTTATCTAACCTCTTCTTCATATCCCTAATTGCTTTATCAGGGTTAGCTGCGAGTACTGAACTCATAAATGAAAGTATATCTGCTCCAATACCTAAGAATATATCCTCAAAAGGTCTAATGTTATCTTTAGCTATCTTAGCGTGGTCATTCTTATCGATTCCCTTTGCCCATTCTAAAGTCTTTTCATCTGAGATGTTCTTCTTATCCAATCTAAATGATTTATCATAGAATGCCCATCGTTTGACTAATCCCATTAGAGTTTTGTTATCTAATTTAGTTGGTGATTTTTTAGTTACAAAATCCATCCAAAATGCTTGATGGTAATCAGCGATTCCATCGTTATCTTTTAATTTAAATTTAGATTGTAATTTTCCTATTTTAGAATTGTACTTACCTTTTAACTTTTTTAAATCATTTGATTTAGGTAATTGATTAATTGGTGGGCCTTGGATAGTGTAAGCCGATTGTACATCAGCGTTAATTTGTTTAATCATTCCCGCAAGGATTCTTGCAGCTTCCTGATTTTCTCCAATGGCAATACCATCATCGTTGTATTCCATAGTCCCATGAAATACGAGCAGTGCTTGGTCATAAGGTATTACATTTACAGAAGTTGGGTAAATAACTTCTAAGTTCATAAAACAACTACCACCTTTAAAGATTTTATCTCTTTGTTTTTCAGAAAGTGATTTTATTGCTTTTGATAAATCATTCATAGCAAAATTATATGCTTTTTCCAATTCACCCCTACCAGCAAACTTCATTGCTACACCATTTATATCCAAAGCGTTTTCACCTTTGTTCTTTAAGTGTCCTTTGTTACGAGCAGCAACTAACCTACCATCTCGCCAACTTACAGCTAATGCCTGTCCATCGGTTTTTTCTCTTGCTAAATCTAAGTTTCCTTCTAATGCTTTATTTACAATATCTTTAAGTTGCCCAAAAGTTAAATTAATTTCGGTATCGAATGGATGATTCATATGCCCATATGCACCACCTTCGTTTAGAAGAACTTCACTTAGTAATTTTTTTAATCTTATCATAATAGGTTTTACTTTTTATTAGTTGATTCAGAGATACCACCACTTAAAGCGTATGGTTCATTGTATTTCAACTTTTCCTTTTCTAATTTTTCAAATTTATATTCCGGGTCTGATGTTTTGAAATCATCTTTTCTCATTATGGTTTTAGCGATTACTTTATTCGCTTGTTTCATAAATGGAATGTTCAAATTAGTTCTATTATCCTTTGCTACAATCTGATTATATTGATTAAGGAAGTTCACAAATTCTTTTTTCTTTTTACCCAATCTTTTAAAGAAACCAATCAACTCAGCATTTGTTACTTCTTTTCCGTTTCTTGGGTCATTTAATCTATCAAAGAAATGTTTACCAGTTAGAACCACATCCACTGGTTTTAATTGTTTATCAGCAAATGTATCAATCTTTTGAAGGTCTCCCATTGGGATTTCATTGATTGGTAACTTACCCCATCCCTTTTCTTTGATTTGCTCTCTACCACCATCCTTTACGGTCATTAAGTGATGTTTATCATAGTATATTTTTACATACTCAACACCCTTACCACTTTTGAATAATTTTTCAGAACCATATCCTGCAACATCAGTTGAGAATGAGTCTGCAGACCTTTTAATTGTTTTTAGGACTGGTTTGTTGTTACCATCATATCCAACCAAATCAAATCTAACACCACCAAATTCGTTTAGTTCAACCCCTTCATTGGAGTACATTTTATATTTAAAATCGGTATTGGTAAATCGTACTTTTACGTTGTGTTGTTTATAGAAACGATTTAAGATGTTTACTAAATCACCAATTGTTGCTTTCATTTGCTCAACATCATTTGGCTTATATGCGTAGAAAAACTCCTTTGGGAATAAATCCCTTACAATGTTTGCTATTGAAATAGTTAACGATGCCTCATTTAATGTGATACCTAAGAAGTTTTCTTTCAAAGGTTTCATACCATTCTTAACTCTAACTTTGTTTAGTTGTTTGATTATCTCCTTTTGTTTTTGGGAGTTTGGCATTGTTTTTAATGCCTTAGTAGTTAGTTGATAAATCAAAGTTCTATCTTCTGATGATATCTCTTTAATAATATTATGTGAACGTTTCCAATCATCCAATTTATCTAAATCATATTCCTTTGATTGATTATCAAATCCACAATTATGACAGAAATACTTTTCATTATCATCGGATTCCATTTCCCAAGAATGATTACATTTTTCACAACTAATCTCTTCTCCAGAAAATTCAACTAAAACACCCTCTTCTATAATTCTAACTTTTAAAAGTGGTTTACCATTTATAGTAATATCACCCTTTTCGTTTTTGCCAATTGTTTTAACTACAATACGTTTATTTTTAAACTTACCACCTAATACAGTATCACCTATATTAATTGGAATCGTAATATCTTCTTTTACAATATTTGTATTTGGGTCTTTTACTTTTTTAGTTTTTTTAGCCTCAACCTCATCATTATCAGTATCAATAGAATCAAGTACTGAGTATCCTACTAAACTAGCAAATCGAGTTGCATGTTTAAACCATAAATTATAGGCTTGTGAACCATAAAAATCTTTTTGGTTAGTTGCAGTCGTTTTACCAATTACCCCAGCAGGAAATGGTGTTACTGCTTTTACAGGTCCTTTTGGATATATAGGATGTGAATCTATATCAGTAAGTTCATCACTCATTATTTGTGATAAAACAGTGTATCCAATTGCTTCGGCTCGTTTCTTAGAAACTTTATCAAATGATGCATATGATGGAAACACAAAGTTAGGACCATCATCCACTTCAGTAGAACCACCTATCTTAGATGCTTCTTTGATTAACTCAACGTTATCAACTATCCAATTTTCGATTATGTGTTTTGGGATAAAGATTTCCTCAGATGTTATCTCTGGTAGTTGTGATAACTTACCAGCTATAAATTTAAATATTTTTGGGTTGAACTTACCATATGCTCTTTTAGTAAAGAATTGCTTCTTATCTTCATCAGAACCTTTTCTCAATCCCATCCTAACATCAGTTCCACTTATTGGGTTTGATTGTTGAGGAGCTATATAAACGTACCCCTTATCTTTATATCCTTCAAATTCTAAGTTATCTTTATAAGGAGTAAAGAACTTACCACCTAATCTACTTGCATCTTTCTTACCAACAACTGTGATAAATGCCGTAGTATCTTCATTAAATTTTTTAAGTACCTCAGTTGGTACATATGGATTCTTTACTTCAACGATTTTGTTTGAGGGAATACCAAACATTGTAATCATTACTTGCTTCTTCTCTTTGAAGTTAAAAGGTGATTTTTGATTATCGGTTTTATTAGATGTTCCGATATATACATTATCCTTTCCAAACTTCTTTACTAAATGTGAGTAAGTAGCATAATGACCTTTATGAAAAGGTTGAAAACGGCCAGCGTAAACTACAACTTTGTTGTCTACACTGTCCGCTTCCAATAATATACTTTCTACTAAAAAGTTAGATAAATCATTCATTATAATAGTACGTTTTCTATTGTACTATATAAATATAGGATTTTATTGTTTTACAACTTCCATTTGCTGAGCCATCTTCTCTTTGATAGATGGGTCAAATGTAATTGTACCTTCTTGTAGATTAATTTGTCCTCTTGGGTATTCTTTTTCAAGTTCACCTACCAAACCTCTTAGAGCTTCATTTTTCTCCTTGAAATCAGCTTCTGCCCTTTCCAATCCTTCTTCAAGTTTTACCATCTCATCTTCCAACTCTTTTCTTCTTAGATAAAGTTGTCCGAATACGTTTACTAACTGAGATATCTCATCATTAGCTTCTTTAATTGGGGTTACCACATCTTCACCTAGTTCTCTAGTAACCAATTCGATTTTTTGAATTTCTTCGTTTGCCATAATATTTTTAATTAAAAATTGTTTTTGAATTCATATATAAATATACATAAATTATGTTTTCGTTATAATTGTTACACCTCTTTTTTGTACTACTTGAGATGCGCAGTTATTTCCGAATTTTATTGATTCAATTACATCCGAACTTTCTATATACTTCATAGTGAATCCTGCTACGAAAGTATCACCTGCTCCCGATATATCCATAATCTCAACTTTCTCAGTTGGATACATAACACCATTGTGTTTACACCCATCTTTATCAAGTGTGATTATAAGTTTTTCAACAATCCATTCATTATCACTAATAAATGATTGGTTATTTAAATATTCAGTTCTATTTAATTTGATAAATTTTAAATCTCTACACCATTCACCTAATTTCTTTTTGGTATCGCAAATTGTGATAGGATGGTTAAATGCTATATGAGCGATATCATCATCATTTAAAAATCCTTTGTTATAATCTGATATAACTACCATATCATAATCCCAATAATTATTTGGTAATTTACTTCTATCAAGCCTATCTACGTTATCACCTTCATCAACTCTCAATAAAAGTGTGTTAGATGATTCGTGTACAAATCTCGTTTTTGTTATGGTAGAATTATGTGTTATGATATCAACATCAACACCTAACGATTCTAAATTAGATTGTACATTTAATGCCATCCCACCATTATACCTTTCATTGGTTGGGTTAAAAACAGGAGCTGGTCCTTCAGGTGAAAGACGTGGAGTATTTCCATAGATAAAAATATCCATACAACTCTCTCCTATTAAAAGTACTTTACTCATTTGTTAATATTTTTGTTGTACTAAAATCTTCCATTCTATTAAAGAAAACCATTGATTTACTATACGATTCGCCAACTATGTTTTTATCTTTATAATCAGAGCCAATAACAAAAACATCTGGTTGATATCGTTTAATAGCCTCTTCCAACATTAACTCAGAATCGAATATTATAACTTTACTCACTCCTTTAATTCGTTCTAAATTATACTTACGTTCTTCCTCTGAATGAAATGGTCTATCATCTCCTTTTAGTTCTTTTACTCGTTTATCAGAATCAATTCCAATAACAACTAACTCACCAAATGTAGATGCGAACTCAATCATTTTAAAATGAGCATGATGTAGAACATCAAAACATCCATTCATCCATACTTTTTTCATTATAAGAACTTTTCTAATTCGTTAATTACCATTTGGGATGATATACCCTTAGTACACTCAAATTGCCTATTCGTTCCTTTATGGTCTGGACACCAATTCCAATCACCAGCATCCAATCGTAATCGATTAAAACACCCACTACATTTATCTTTGGGTGGTGTAATTCTAACACAATCACTCATTTCTGCCCAATCATATGAGAACCCACTTATTAATACAGTCTTTGTATTCAATGCCCAACTTAACCAACTTAAACCACTCCCAATACCTATGAATGCTTTTGATTTTCTCATCTCATCCATAACACCTTCTAATGGACCCGATGGGTGTTGTATAATTCCATTTGGATGTTTGTTACCCATATAGTTATCACCTTCATTGGATAGTAACTTAACTGTATATCCTTTATCATTTAACCAATCAACCACATCTTGCCAACCAGTTGGATTGTTCCAATATTTTGATTGTGCGGTTCCGTGAATTGCAATAGTTATTAACTTATCATCCTTTACAACATTTGATTTGGGTAGTAAAGGTCGTATCTCTTTGTATTCCAATCCCAATATATCGGAACCCATCTTTTGCATTGTTTGGGTTTTAAAATCATTTGGATTTTTTAATTCATTTACACTCCCATCCTCATTGTAGAATAAACCAACATCATACATTGCATATAAATTTGGTACAGTTGAACCCGGTTTAACAAATTCAAACTGAGGGTATTGTTCTTCAAACATATGATTGTGGAAAGTGGATACAATCAATTCACAGTTGTGTTTTTTTCTAAACTCTTCAAAATATGGAAACCATGCTAATGTATCACCTAATGCTCGTGAGCCCATCGATATAAACACACGTTTACCATTTGGATTGAAATCATGTTCATAGAAAACATCATCCCCTTTGAGTACTCTCACTTTCCAATCAATACAATATTCTATATTTGATTTAGCCCAATTGTTATTTCTTATTGTGGTTTCAAATCGTATTGTGTTTGTATTTTTATCAATAAATTGTACTCTATACTCTTCATCAATATTACCCAATATCTCAACAAATGGTCCTCTTACAAAATGAGTAATAACTCTATTCTTAATATCAACAATATTGTTTTTATTCTTTTTTAATTTATCGTATATCATTTCCAAGTCTTATTTGTTAAATCCAATAATGAAAATCCTTCAGCCTGATTTGAATACATTTTATTAGTTGTGTATCTTGGTCTTTGGTGATGGTAGAATACGTGATTGTACCATAAATCAGCTACATCCCATTCACAATCTTTTATTCTATCTAACCACCATCCCTTTTCTCTATTTGGGATTAAGTATGCGTGTGCTAAATCTTGGTTGTGTGCGGTTTTACTAAACAACTCATCTATCTTTTCTTTAGAGTTTGATGGATTATCTGCAAATGATATAAATGGTACATTATCTCTTTCTGATATGAAACATGCTTTATGTACAATCTCAACAAACTCCATTAATCCACTATGGATATATGCATCTGCCTCAAATACTAATGTGTAATCATAATCAGGACTCATTGTTTCTAATGCGAATCTATGTGCCATATAACAACCATAATGTCCTCCAGTTATCCAACCCAAACCAGCACCAGGTGAAAGTTCACCAGGTGTATTAGTTGGAGATATATGTTGTGGTCTCCTACAATGTTCTGCTGGTGGGAAATCAGTATAAGGTGTGTTTACGATAGCTTCGTAATCCATACCATACGATTGTAGTTGTTTTAATGATTCTTGACTTATACGTTCTCTTAAATCATCTGGTCGAGTCATTAAATGTTTTATCTGAATCTTTGGCTTCCTACGAACAAAACTACGATTATCAATTAACATCTGATTATAAAAGAATTCATTAGCAGCATCATTAACTCCTTTGAAAACTCCATAATCATCACCCGTAATAAATCCACCAGATTTAACTTTATGATACCATCGTTTGATATCATCTTTTACAGAAGTATAATCATGCCCAGCATCAATCATTATGAAATCAATAGAATCATTTTGGAATTGAGTTGATGCGTTTTCAGAGGTATCTTTTATAGCAGTGAATGTACCAAAGTTATCACTCATTATTGTGTTCTCCACAAATTCACCATAAATATCACCACCATATGAACCAACTATGTTTTGATGTAGTTGTTCATCATCAGTACCTTTCCAAGTATCAACAACAGTAAAATCTATATTCTTTTTTGATTTGGTAATTGATGTAGCCATATGATTAGATGATTTACCCAACCAACTTCCAACTTCTACAAATACCTCACCACCTTTAGCGTTATTTACCATTCGGTCATATAACCCCGCATATGCGAACCAACCTGGTATCTCATTGAATTGAGGTTCCAATAGCTCTATTATAATTTTCTTAGTATTGTTTATATCATCATCAATATACGTAACCAATTCATTAGAATCATATGTATCCAAATAAGTGTGTAACCTTCTGAATATACATTGTAACCCATACCCTAATGCTTCTTTAATTGATAGTGGATTCAATTCCAACTTAGAACTGAAATAGAACATATCCGATGCTTTATAGAATTTATCTACATCATTACGTTCACCCCATACTATACAATTATCAGGCTTACTATTCATTATAGGCCCCCAATATGATTCAAAGTTCATAGCTTGGTTTCCAACGAAATGGAATTTGATTTTATACTTTTCTAAGATTCTTGCTACTTTGAATATTTCACCTTGATTCTTACCTTCAGTAAATAACCCAACCATAAGAACATGCTTCCAATCTTCTTCAAATCCCAATTCTTTTTTAAATTCAGATTTATTGAATATTTGCTTCTCTATTGGATATTCCCATACTTTGGTATCAACTCCTAAATGTTCAAACTTTCTCCTACTCCACTCAGATACTAAAACATATCTATCAGGTTGGTAACGAATTTCATCTGGATTTGTCCCAGACCCATGAGTTGATGCTACAATATTGTACTTACGTGATTTTACCCACAACTTATCTAAGATATCATAAGATAAAAAGTGTTCTGGTACTTCTGTAAAATGTATGATGTTTGGTTCGATAGATTCTATCAAATCAACAATTTCAGATTTATCATCTCCCAATGTATGTAGTTTAACCAAATTATTGATTTGGTCTTTCTGAACTACAAATACACCACCACTGTGGTTATTTACCTCAATTACCTCAATATCAAAATCATCTTTAAATATTTCGATTTGTTTTAATAGGTATTGTGGCATCCCACCAGTAGATAGGTGAGATGATATGTATAACAATTTCTTTTTTGACATAAACAAATTTAGTGTATAATTACACTTATTTACAAAGATACAAAGAATATTTTAATTTACCAAATATTTTTTAGTAAATTATTGTTCCTGCATCTAAGTCAATTTGTCCATTTGGGTATTTTTTATCCAATTCGGCTAGTTCTGAATTCATTTCATCCATTGATGAATCTAACTTATTACCAAATTCAATTTCTTTAGAATTAAGTTCTTCTGATTGTTTTTCAATTTCTCTTCTTCGAACCGCAACTTGCCCCAACCCAATTACCATATTGTTTTGTAGTTCTTGAATTGATTTTAGTTTATCAATTATCGATTGGTCTAATGTTTCTGTTTTTTGTTCCATAACTTAGTTATTTTTATTATCTATATATAAGTATATACTAAATTTGTTTTACGTATTTGAACCACTAATTTGAGCTTCCAATTGTGTAACCTTATTAGTCAACTCTTGAATTGCCTTAATCATTGGTGAAATGAATTCGTGATATCTTAATCCATAATTAGAACCCGTTATCAATCCAGCAAAATCAATTGAGGTTTTATCAAACGAATCTAAAGTTGCTTCAACATCTTGAGCAATTAAACCATAGTGAGTTCTACCAACACTACCACTAATGAACTTATATGATGATGGTACTAAACTATTTATGAATGCCAATCCTAAATCAGATGTTTGAATATTCGATTTTTGATTTCTATCCGATGAGTTTACAATACCACTACTAGCGTAAATATCATCCCATCTAACAGATCCCTTACCCAAATCCCAATGGTCATCTTGTCCAGGCAGCAACATACCATCACAAACGATACCAACATCATAAGTAAATCCAGCATCTTGCAGTGATTTAAAGTTAGATTGTCCACCTTGAGCATAGAATATATTTGGATTCGATGAACCAGGTGCTTTTCTTGGTATCTGAACATAAACCGATGGGTCAGATACTACTTGAATTCCACCAGCTTTTATTTCAACAAAGTTAGATGAAATAGAAAAGTCTAATCCAGTATCCACTGTTATTGGTTGTAGATATCCAGTAGTAGAGGTTGCTGGTGTGGATGTATTATTATATGCAGCTGTTGATGATATAAAATTGGTAGTAATTGTACCCGATGAATTGGTATTTTCTACATATCCAGCAAGGGTACTTAACCTAATTGAATATCTGAATGCGGCTGCAGTAGATGCAGTTGTTATTGGTATGCTTATTGTTTGAGCTGCACCAGTATAAGAACCATTTACAGCAGCCACACCACCTTGTTGGGTGTCTGTGTATGTCCAATATCCAGTAGAAATGTTATGAGATATAATATCATTTGATATATAGTTGTAAACACCAGGAACTGAGAATGTATATACTTTATCACCCTCTAATATTTCAACACCATCAACCAATTGTAATGAAATGGAATTACCATCTTTTACATAAATTTTACTTTCACCAGCTATAAGTTCAGTAGCTTTTATTTGCTCATTGTTATCTTTCCAAAATCCATGAGAATCCGATACTTCAACAACCTTATCACCTACTGTTATTTTGTATATTTTGGTTGTAGTTCTACTCTTAACATCATCTATTGTAAATACATCAAACCCATCAACACCATTATGTGTATCAATCTTATCATTCCAATTCCAAGCTAATATCTTTTGTCCTTTTTTAACATCTTTTGCCAAAATCGTAGAACCATCAGATAATGTTATTTTAGTATTACCAACTACTGAATATACTGTTAATTCACCGCCACCACCATTACCGGTATAAGTTCCAGTATAATAATTACCAGGACCTGCATATGCACTCCTAGCCTCACTTGTTTGTGCTATTAATTTTCTACCAATAACCGCATCAGAATTATTTGTATCAACCACTTCTAAATATAAATAGGCACGTTGTTTAATGGTATTGGGTCCGAATACTCTACCATGTAGTTGACCCGTAAACGTTGGTGAATAATTTGGATATGATGTTGTTTGTGAAATAAATTGAGTGGGTGGATTTAGTGTCATCGTTGGAGTTGTTAATCCAATTTGTATATCACCTACCGCTACAGGAATAGTACCACCCGTTGGTCCTGTTGTTACACTACCCGTTGAATAATTACTATACGATATTCCGTAAGGTGTTGTGCTAGTTACACTAATTCCTTCATCAGGTGTAGCACTTGCTAAACTACTAAATGTCATTTCAATCCCAGTTGAACCCGCTATATCGGATAGTGTGGGTTGTGGTCCGATGATTACCTTCTTTTCACTACCAGTGTAAAATTGTAATTCAGGTATGTTTGGTTCAAATATAATTTCAGAATTATTATCTCTTAATGAATTTGTATCCACATCAATTACCCAATCGCCAATTCTACCACTATTAGCGTTTACGATACCACTTAATTCTGCATTTGAAGCGGATACATTACCTTGATTATCAACAGTAAAATTATATTGATTAGTTGAACCACTAATTAAACCAATACTAAGAGTACCACCAGTAATATCAGTACCCTCAATTGAACCACCAGTTAAATCACCACTAAATTGAATAGAATCCCCATTGTATCTCATAAAATCACCAGAAGGACTTCTCATAGATAAATGTGGAAATGCTGATGCTGATGGGAATCCGATGAACACCCCACGCCTATCATATCCAGCAGTTGATTGTCCTAATGATATAAATGGCTTATCGGTACCAGTATCAGAGCCAGATGTTGATAATCGAATAGCATCACCAGTTATGAGTGATTCACCCAAACGACCAGCCTTAACAGTACCCATACCAAATGTATCAATAATCTCACCAGTTCGGTGTATTGTGTATAAGATAAATTGATTGGTAGCTGGGTTTTGCCCATCCACCGATAGAACCCAGTCTTGACCGGTAGTGTTGTATATTTCAGTTTCTATTTGAGAGTCAGTACCTGCATCCAAATAGTTTCCACCATCTATGGTTGCTAATTTTATTGCAACCGATTCTGAGATATATGAACCTACATTTACGTTTGTGGTATATACATATGCATTTGTATGTGGAGCAAAATCAGGTGTACCTAACCAATTCTTATCAGAAAATGAAGCTGTATTTACAACAGTCGCCCAATTTAATGGAACAGTACGAGAAGTACCAGCTTCAAAGGCCTGTATAAAATTAGCACCATCTAGCCATACTATTTCAGCTTTTGTGTCACCAGGACCACCTGCACTCAAATCAAAAGATGAAGTTACATATGTGAGTAAATCAATGGATGATGATTCCGCATATAATGCAGGTCCTTCTAATGTAAATACACCCAAATCACCAGTCCCATCATATCCATTGATAGTATGAGTTGTTGTGATTTGACCATATGCAGTCATTTGTGAACCACTACCAAAAGGGTCAGGTGTTCTTGTATAAATTTTTACTGCATCATTAGTTGTAAGTACTCCGTTGGTTCCGGAACCAAAATAATAATTATATACTACATTATAAATCCCAGAATAATATAGCCAGTTTGGAATTGAACCTGGTGCAAGTGATGATGTTGCGTAAAATTCAGTTGTTATTGCATCTCCAATAGAATATTCGGTTTCATAAAATAAACCACTCTTATCGACTTGCCATCCACCAATGTTTGTTTTTACATTTTCACCAGTTAAAGATAAACTTGCAGTTCCTTCATCAAAACCCATAAAGATACCATCACTTTCAAACCCTTGTGTGGTTTGTCCAATTGATATGAATGGATTTGCGTATCCAGATGATGAATCAGCGTTCAGAGCAATTACAGGGTTTCCACTTTCACCAGTACCAATGTTTACAGTTCGGTTAGCGTAAACATCTTCAGCGAATAAGATATCAGTAGCTACTGATTCAAATTGTGCTCCAAAGGTAGTCCAATAAGTTGCGTTTGGTGGTGATATGTTTCCAGCAAATGTATCACCACCATCATAATCTGCAATATAGAAATCACCATTAAATTTAACAACATCTTTTCTTGCATCTGATGAGTTGTAGGTTACACCAGCATCATTTGCCCATTCACCTCTATAAGTTACACCAGCACCAGAGCTACCAGGTGCACCATCACTACCACCCTTAGCCTTAGTAATAGTTTGCGTTGTTTCTGATGTAAATGAATCCCCATTTACCCTGCGACCTGTGATAGTATGTGTAATATTTGCGATTGATTCACCACTATCCATTCCACTATAATCACCAATTGTAATATCATCACCATTATCGGTTATTGAACCAACAGTAATTACGTTATCAGGTGATATAGAAGAAGATACTTTCCAAGTTGCAACTGATGTACCAAACCCATCATACGATAGAGAACCAGTTCCCTCATATACAAAAATATTAGTACCACTACCAACATAAGATGAAACTACTCCATCAGATGAGGCAGGTAATGTATGTGATTGATTCGTATTAACAACAGTTATTGCTGATAACCCATCGGCTCCATCCGAAACAATATAGAATGTTTCGTTAATCGTAGTTGTTTGTGAAGTAGCTGGGTCTGTGAATGTTGCAACTAATACAACATCTTTAGTTGCTACCGATGAACCACCCAATGTGATACTACCACCATCACCATCGTTTGCGGTGATAGTAATTTCACTATCCCCACTCGCCGTACCAACTTCCATATAGTCGGTTACACCACTTAACGATGGTGTGATTCGAACTTGCTTTTGGTATTCGGTTCCAGATGTATCGAAGAATGATGCGGTTGCTGATAAGAATGTTGGATTATAAATTCCGTAACCTGGATTTCTCGTTGCTTTTAAGTTTGGTGAAATAAATGAACCACCACCTAAACCATCACTAACATCAACTAATGTGATTGAATCTAATACGTTATCGGATACATCTCTTAATTGTAGATTTAGTGTACCAGTTATTGCATCTGAATCCAATGTTGGGTTATACTCATCACCAGTAACACCACTCATTGAAGCGTTTAATAAAGATGAATCGTTTTTGTATATTTTAATATCACCACTATTTACATCACTCAATCCATTTATAGATGATTCTTGAACTTGTAGTTCAATATTACCACTACTATTTTTGATTTGAGTTCCAGTCAATGGAGTAATCATATATTGTGGTGTAGAATCTGCTCCAGATTTTAATGCAGTTATGGTAATTGTATCGGATAATTTTTCTACCTGATTACCCTCAGAAACTGCAACTTTAATTGTCAATGGTGTTGAGAAATACGATGATGGAACAGTTAATGTTGCCGTATCGGTATTTGCGGTTAACCCATCAGTAAATGAAGTTTCATCCGTAAATACCGCACCACCTCCAGTAAACTTATAATATGCATCAACAAAATTTGATGATGATGCAATTAAGGAGATTGTTGAAGATGGTATTGGGTTTAATCCAAATTCATCATATTGTATTACATATGAATCGGCTGATAAACTTATGTTTTTACCTGCGCCAGCTGCAATAGTCCAAGGACCGGTTCCCGGAGGTCCATCAGTTACTCCACCTGATATATTTGATGTATGTGTAGTATTTGAACTCCAAGTCTCACCAATGTATTGTACTAAATCTTCTGGATTGTAATCTACTCCATCTGCCCAAGTTCCTCTAAGTGATGGTTCTACTACACCAGCCGCAGTTTGTCTAATTGAACCTCTAATTGTGAGTGTATCACCATCCCATTCTAACGATTTATATTCACCACCATTTGGTGTTGATTTTAACGATAATATACCCATTGTACCAGACGTACCATTAGGACCACCATCATTAGTCATACCCATAAACACACCAGGTTGAGCGAATCCTTGAGTACCTTGTTGACCAATTGCTATATAAGGTTCATCGGTTCCACCAACTATTGCAATATTTGCGTTAGGAAATCCATCAGGCGGAATACCAACATTTATTGTATTTTCTACAAATGATTCTTCGAAGATTGCTATCTTAGCAGCAACAAACATATCTTGTTGTCCTAAGTATTCCCAACCAAATGTATCTACATCACCCTGTTCTTGCGTTCCATCATAAGATGGTTCATCAGTAATACCAACTGAAGATGTATATGGTAATCTCTTAAAATCGTTTAATGTATTTGTTGTACCAAAGTAATGAGTTTCTTGCTCACCACCATTATCGTATTTGTAAACTACTGCATCTCTACGTTTTTGTTCTAAACTAAATAAGTAATCAACCGAACCAGTCCATTCACCCCTTACAACAATACCAGGCCCAGTTGCTCCTTCAAATACAGTTGAAAGTGATTGTGATAAGAAATAAGTTGCTCTACCATTTTCTATATCAACCTTATAAACAATTGTAGCTGCTTTGTTATCTTGCGGTGTACTCCAATCTGTTATTGGGTCTATGTTAGCCGGATTTCCGTTTGGTATATTTGGTTGTGTTATAAATGGTGGTACATAATACAATGATGATGAAAATTCACCAATTGTACCAATCGGGTCTCCAATTAAATCTAAAGTTTCATCGGAATATGTTGATACATGCGTTAATTGAGTTGTACCTTTAAGTGCCGTTATTTGAGTTCCAGTTGTATCTAGTGTAGTAGTACCATCAACCTCAACTCCAACACTTGGTGATGGGTTTGTTAAAAATACTTGATAGTTATCGGCCCCTGCTTTGATACCCGCAATAGTTACCTCTGAGGATGCTACTACTGGTGAATTAGATTGACCATCTCTAATTTGAACTCTCCAAGTTGCAGTTTCACCAGGTGAAGTTGCATCACCAGAACCAATTTCAAATGTAGGTTCAGTTCCAACTAAACTATATGCAAATCCATCTCTAAAGAATTGGTAATACGTTTGTGATGCAGTTACGTTGAATGCAGTTGCTTCTAAGAATATCGAACCTAATGGTGAGGTAACCACACCATCTCCATCAAAGTTTACAACTTCTGTTGTGGTTGATAAACTTACACTTCTTGCAGCTGTACCATCATTTGATTTTGAGAATACCTGCTTTTTATTATAAGTTTCAACTACACCAGCCACACCATTTGTTAATGAGTATGGGAATACAACAAAGTTGTAATCAACCGAACCACTACCACCTTCCAATTCACTAAAGTTTGTAAAGTGTACTGTCTCATCTCCGAAATCTAAATCATATTGAGAGGATGCTGATATATCACCCACCACAATACCACTACCAGTTGCAGATACATTATATGTACCCGGTAAACTACTTGTTTCATATGATAGGTATAAATTACCTTGCTTAACAACAATATCAGTATTAGCAGTTGAGTAATCGGATACTGTTCCATTTTCATTAGCTTGTAGTGTTACCACAGATGGTTCTACTAATATTTCAACTGCATCTGAACCATCCACACCCTTTGTAATTCGTTGTGTAATAGTTTGGGTTTGAAATGATGATGTATAATATGGATATACCTTTAAGTTATAATCAACATTAGCCACCAAAGATGATGTCATATTTTGAAAACCAGTAAGTGATAAAGTAGTATTTGTAAAACTTTCAGTAGTATATTCTATATTCGTTGTACTGATTGATTCAGTATAGAATGTACCCGGCTTTTCACTACCAGTATAAATTAAATCCAACTTACCCTGCTTAGCAGTAATTGTTGTATCTAATGGAGTGTAACTATAAACCTCACCTTGTTGGTTTGAGTTTAAGTTTAAGGTAAGTGGGTCAACACTTACAACAACCGGCTCAATACCCAATCCATCCGGTGCTACAAATATTGTTTTATCAACACTAATTGATTCTGATGTGAAATCTTCTACATATGTAAAGTTAAATGTTAATTGCTTACTATCAATAGGTGTGTAGTAATCTACCGAATCACCAGGGATACCACTACCAATAATTTCGTTTTGTGCGTTTGTTGCTGTTACAGTTATTCTATTATCAAATGCACCAGTTTCAAAGAACATATAATATTCAGGTAAAAGTGATTCATCAATAGACATCGATGGGAATACTTGTAAAGTACCACTAATTGGTGATTCGTTTGTACCTCTTAAATAAAAGTTACCAGCTAAACTTGCAGTTTGTGGTGTAAATGTTGTATCTTCTTTTGGATTGATGTTAAATTGTTCTACATCAAATGTAACAAATCCAGCACCCAATCCATCTTGTAAATCAGTTAACAATAAAGTTGTTAGGATATCTTGCTCAGTAGTACCATCCATTAGGTATAATGGTAACTGACCCGTAATAGATGTTCTATCAAATACAGCGTTATAATTCAATTCACCACTACCAGTTATACCAGCGGTTAACCCTTGTATGAATCCACTTGATTGTGCCTCAGATAATAATATGTACTCAGACCCACTTTGTACTCTCAACTTTGCATCAGAGAATCCATTTTGTGGTAAGTTATCTTTTAGTATGATTTCGTTAACACCATCGATACGAATTGCTTGTACCTCCAATGTACTCTCATCTTTATTTTTTATAATGGTACCTCTATAAGGTCTAATTTCAAAGTTTACACCACCCTTACCATCTTGAGTTCTGGTGATTACTACATCATCGGATACACCCTCCACCTCACCAGTGAATCTAATATATTGTACAGTAATATCATCTCTGGAACCAGTAAAATCAGCAACAGTTAATGTTGGACTTAGAGTTTCATATCCACTCATTAAACCAGGATACTGTCCACCTACATATTCGGATGATAAAATCAAATCACCAAACTCATCATATGCACCAGATGTATATGTAATTGAACCAGTAACCAAAGTTGTTTCCACATCAAATGTAATTGTTGTTGGTGGTAACGGATTTGATGGCGCAGATGCTGAATCAAATGAGAAATATAAATTGTTTGGTGTAATTGTAATATCTTTATTAAAAAGATTTAAATTTCCACCATCAAATGTTTTTGTATCTTCAACTAATACAGGTATATAATTGTTGTTGATATCATAGAATTCAAATCTATAATCAAATGTTTCAGTTTGTAATGTTTTTGGTACTTGTTGTATAAATGTAATTTCATCAGGAGAAAACGATGTTTCCTGTGATGCTTTCAAACTTACATTATTAACGTACCAATCAACCCCATCGACTTCAAAATATAACCTTGCTTCATCAAAATCATCAGCAATTATATTTTCGGTAAAATTTCGTTTTTGTAAAATAGCATTTGATGATGGTATATTTACAATTGTTTGTGATTTTGGAGTTCCATTTAAAGAACCACTTAAAGTTACTTTTAGGAAATCAGTTGGGGAAACACTACCCTTTTTAACATTAAAATCTAATGTATATTCTACACCACTCTGAATTGGAAATGATTGCTTTGTAAGAAAGTAGTTTCCTTCGGTTGAGTTTAACTTAGTTGAGTTGTATAAGAATCCAGTATTTAGTTCTACTGAGATATCATTTGATGAAGTCATCCAATATTGTGATAACACATCTTGTGTAAACGTACCATAACTAATTTCATTAGCTTCGGTAGTTTCTATATCTCTTAATAACTCATTTGATTCTAATTGTATTTCTTGTACAAACTCATAATCGGTTAAGTTTGATTGAGAACGTCTATATACTTTTACTCTTGCAGCATCACCAACTACTGTTTTCATATCAGTAATACTAATCTTAGCGAATGAACCAGTAAGTGCGGTTGCTAAATCAGATACGCCTTCTAAATAATTAAATGATGTAGTATAACTTTCATTTGAAAAAGGTGCCACAATTCCATTAGGTGCATATGGTGGTGAAACAATTATTTCAGTTTCACTTACAACATCTAATACAATTGGATTATAATCAATACTATCAAAAGAAATACTATTACCCTCAATTGAACCCGTCCAATTAGAACCATTACTAACATTCAATCTATATGATGTTGGTAACGAAAATTCAGTTAATGAAGTACCAGCGGTTGGTGCTAATGGGATACCATTAACATTACCAATCTGAGTTACTAAATTTGCATTATTATTGAATATAGGTTTGTTAATTTCATCAATATTGATTTGAGGTCTTTTAAAGAATCTAACTCTATCCTCATTAGCAAGTATTTTATTAATTTGAAATGTACGTTCCCATTTAACATTGTATGTACCTTTCCATACATCTGGAATAGTTCGTTTTACATCATTATCAATGTACTCTTTGAGTTCACCTAAAATAGTAATCTTACCCAATCCAATTGGTGTATCATTATAAATATAAACTGCTATTAGGGATGATATACCTTCATAGTATTCTGGGATACCCTTTGCTGGCTCATAGAATATAGGATTCCCCTCTACATCTAAAATCTCTATTTTTATTTCAGTAGTTTCTTTTAGGTATTCAGACCCCTCAATAAGAAACCCGTTTTTACCACCAGTAAATGTATCTTTAAATTCAGTTATTCTAAAATAATCCGAATTAGGGTTATCATCTACAATTAATGTTTGAAATGATGATAAGTTTTGTTCTGGTGAATACTTTTTAATTCTAGCCATTGATGAATATATTCCGTTGATTCCAATATAAATATTCCAAAATTTATAATTGAAATATTTATTCTAAAGAAAACTAAAGAATTATAAAGAAATGAGTAAAAAGTATGCAATGTTACAAATTGATGCTGAAGTTCATCAGTTATTAAAATCATTTTGTAAAGATAAAGGATACAAAATGAATGGGTTAGTAGAATCGCTTATAAAAGAAAAGGTTTCACCAAATGTGAAACCCCTCCCTTCTAATGTATTAAAAACTAAATAACAGCTCTCCCCTTCATTTGTTCCCAATCCCTATTTTTTCGAACCACATCGTTTTTCTTATCGGTGGCTCTCAACATAGTTGAATACAATTCCAATTCATTTTCTGCTAAATGGATTAGTGCTTTAACATCTTTTGGAAAACAATGTCCTCCATATCCGAAATCTCCATCAGGTCCAGGCACATTCCAATGTGATTTACCTAATCTTTCATCAAAGGTTGCGTATTCTACTACCTTATCATAATCGATATCTAACTTATCACATATCTGATACATTTCATTTGCAAAAGATACTTTGGTTGCCAAAAATGAGTTAGTAAGATACTTTACCATTTCAGCGTGAGTTGAATCGGTTTTTACAATATGCGCCGATGGAAATACCTTTGAAAATATTTGCTTTAAAGTAGTAGTACTTGGTCTTGGCCCACCTAATATTATTCTACTTTGATTATCATAATCCTTTACCGCATTTCGTTCCGTTAAGAACTCAGGATTAAATACAATTTGTAATGATGGGTATTTCTTATTAAGAGATTCAGTTGTACCAGGTGGAATTGTTGATTTAATTACAACAGTCTTTGTAACACCAAAATCAAAACATCGTTTGATTGCCGCATCTACCAAACTGATATTACAACTACCATCATCGGAATTCATTGGGGTTGGTAAACATACAAATACAATACCATTATCTAATGTTTCTTGCTCAGTTGAATTACATTTAGATGAATCTAAATCGTATGTATTGATTTCATAATAATTTTTAAATTTTTGATAAACTGCGTTACCAACAAAACCTTGTCCAATTATTCCTATCATTTTTAAAATTTAATGTTACTGAATCCATTTACTTTTTTGATTTCCATCAAAGTATCCACCACATCCCTCATTGAATCGATGTGTGAGATAATCATCACAAAATCAAATTGAGTTTTTAGATAAGCGAACAACATATACAATGATGTTAGGTTTTCGTTATCCAAAGTTCCAAATCCTTCATCCACTACTAAGAAGTTAGGACGAGGTAGGTTACATACGTTGATTAGAGCGATTCTAATAGCTAAACCACTAATGAACCTCTCCATACCACTACACATCTCCAAACTCCATTTCTGGTCATCGTAAACGATGTTAGCGTTGATGTTTTTCCCATCCATTTCCAATTGTAAACCAAACTCTACAATTTGACCTAAGATGTTGTTTACCTCACCTTCAATCATTGGAAGTGCCTTTGAAATCAATTCATACGATACCCCATCTTTACCCAAAGCGTTTAAGTAGTATTCATATAATCCAAATTGTTCTTCTAATTTTGCAACCTCCTTTATTCGTTCCTCAATGGTTTGTTTCTGATTAGTAAGAGATGATACTTCACCATTTAGTTTAAGAATTACTTTATTTGCCTTTTCCAAATTTTTCTTTGAATTAAGTAATTCAGTTCGTACATTTTGGATTTCGGTTCTTAGTTCTTTGTTTTGTTTGATTTGCTTTTCATTCTCCAAATAATCCGTAATCAGTTGTGTAACTTGAAGAAGTTCCGAATTTAACTTCACTTCTTGAGTTTCCATTGTTGATAACTTGTTGATAAGTGTGTTAATATCTCTACTTACCTTTTCTTCATCAACTTTTAGTTTGTTGAGTTCTTTCAACAATTCTGGGTATTTCTTTCTACTATCGATACCCAAAAGGAGTTCGTTCTTATATTCAAACTTTTCTTTCTTCTCCACCGAAATGATAGATAAGTCTGCTTCTACACCAACTTTAGCATCGATGATGGATTCTGAATTCTCCATACAAATCTCACAATCAGTATTGTATTTATGAGTTTCCAAATGAGCCATTCTTTCCATTAGAGAATCCTCTCTAATTTTCATCTTATCCAACTCATTATCTAAATCCTTTAAATCCGAAGTGTATTGATTAAATAACTCCACCTCTTTGATGATATCATCTTCATCATACGTATCAATAGATTCTTCCAATCCAATTTGTTCATCTTCTAAAGTTTCAATCTTACTTTGGTTTAAATTTCGTTGTTCTTCCAAAGTTACTAACTTTCCTACCACCGTCGATTTTTTGGTTTCCAATTCGGTCAAAGAATAATTGTCGGATTTAACTTTTACAACTTTTTCGTTGAGGGAGATTAATTTTTGATTGTGCTTCTCCACTTCAGCATTAGCCGTTGATAGATTTATTTCTTCTAACTTATATTCAGCTTCTTTAGATTTTAATTCAACTTCGATATCAGCTAACTTCTGAGTAAAATCATCTTGTTTAAACTTACGTATGAGTGAAGCGTTATCTCTATTCTCATCTTGTGCAAAGTTGTAGAGTTTATCAAACACATCTACTCCCATAAATTGAGCAAGGATTTCCTTTCTCTCTGATTGAGATTTATCAATAAATAATGAGTTGTTTCCTTGAAGTGATAGAGTAGTGAGAACAAAATCATCATAGGTTCCTAAGTATTGTTGAATAATTGAGTTGGTTTCTCTCCTCTGCTCTCCATTCAATGAAGTGATACCACCCACATCTTCTTTCCAAAAGGAAACATCTACTTTTAGATTCTTACCTTTATTGATGAGTTTTGCTCTCCTCTCTATAAAATAATCTACATCTTCTATTTGAAAGTGTAATTTACAATAGAAGTTATCTTTTCTATTATTTAGAACATTCTTTGCTACATAGGTTCTACTTGTCTTATCAAAAATACAAAATGAGATTGCATCAAATAAAGATGATTTACCACTTGCGTTTGGGGCAAATATACCAACCATCCCATTTACATTATCAAATTTTATTTTGTTATTCTCACCATATGAAAACATATTAGAAAATTCAAATGTTTTTGGTACCCATTGGATGTTTGGGGTAACATCATCATCTACTAACTTAGAATTCATCTCTCTATTGATAGTTTTGATTTTGTCAATAGTATCTTCATCTGCAAGATATTGTCTTTCTAAGTAATCCTTAATGAGTTCGTTTTGGAATTCAACATCTCTTACATTTCCGATTGCCAACTTATCATCAAAGTTACCAGTCTTTTGTTTAGATAGAGTATCCATACGTGTAACAGTGAATTCCTCAACCTTATATTTCTTTTTGATTTCGGTTAATGCTCTCTTAATCTGAGTTGGGTCAGTATTTGAAATACGAACTCTTAATCGAGGTTTCTTTGGCATATTGGTAACGTTCGGAACTACACCATCATTTACATCCAATGTGTAAAATCCATAATCGTTTTCAATATCAAACTCTTCGAAAGTTCTACTTTCAACATCCCATAATAAGTAACCATGCTTATTCAAAGCTTCTCCGTGATTTTGTTGAATCATCGAACCAGCATATGCAATAGTTGGCGTTCCTAATGTTTGTCTTTTATGGATATCACCCAACATCACCATATCAAACCCATCAAACATATCGGTTGTGAAAGAGTTGGATGATACAGTATATCCGATATCAGTTTCTGCTAGGTTAACAGGTCCATGGAATAAACATATCTTATTCTCACCTTCTACCAATTTAGCCTTTGGCCAATTCTCTTTTTCATCGAGTATCGAATATACCACAAAAGTAAGATTATGATGTTTGTACACCCCAGTATCTCTAAGATAGTGAATTCTTTCATTGTCTAAGTTTTCTACAATTGGAGTCAATACATCCAATCGATAGTTGTTATTTAAGTTACAATCGTGGTTTCCAGTAATTAAGAATGTTTCTTTTCTATTTGCACATTCAGTTAATAACCAACTGATTTCCCTTACTAATTCAGGACTCATTTCAGTTTTAGCATGTGCAATATCACCAGCTAAGTAGATAACTGAGTTTTCAATATTATCTCTATCCACATTATCCAAAAACTTTTGGAATACTTCTCTATACTCCTTATGTCTTTTTAAGTTACGGATATGTAAATCCGCTAAATGGTAAATCTTTTCTACCTTCATATATTATTTAATTTAGATAGGATTAAATCATCCCAACCACTTTCTTTGGTTTCTTTTAGTAATTCATTTACTTTATCAAATCCCATATCACCAGCATCACTTTCTGTGGGTATAATGTTTGTTACCTTTATACCATTTTTTATAAAGTATTCCGCATGCTTTGTGGAATCATCAACTGCATCAGCATCCAATAGGATTTTTATTTCACTTACTCCCTTTTCAAATATCTTCTCTTTCAATGTTTTTGGTAAAAACTTTCCTAAGATGGGAATTACGTTTCTCTTTACTGAGAATGAATCGAACACACCCTCAACTAGTGTAATTGGTTCATTCCAATTGATTTGGTTATCAAATACAATTACATCTCTACTAACAGGTGGGTTTTTGTATTTCATGGTATTATCAGAATAATACGAACGTGCTACAAAATAGTTTAATTCACCATCAGCATTATATGATGGTACAATAGTCCTACCACCATACATACCATCTTCACAATATCCAATATTATGTTTTAATATTTCATCCATAGTAATACCTCTCTTATAAAGATATCCCAATGCTTGATTGTATGCAAAATCTATCGATTTTGGTTTCTGATGAAGTGGTTTGAATTCTTTAGGAAGTTTAAGTTGTATTTTTTCTACCTCCTTATGATTAGTAGATGGTTTATACTCTCCATAGATAGAAATGATTTTTGATAAATCACCTCTATCTACATTTAGCTTCCGTAAAAGTGATTGGATACTTCTTCCCTTAGAATCACATACCCAACAATGCCAATATTGAGAATCTAAATTTATTTGTAATTTCTTCTTATGATGGTGACAAAAAGGACAGTGATGTGCCTGTTCGTTTCCCTTCATAGATGAACCCACACCTAATGTAGAATCCAATACATTTATAACAACTAATTTATTTCTTGCGGAGAGCATTAAATTATATTTTGTGTAAATATACGAAATTTATTTGGATTTACCAAATTATCCCATTTGAGAATCGGATACCGCAAATAAGAATTCACCCAATCTCTTTACTTGAGATATAGTTTGGGCATCAACATTACGTTGCTCCATTTGTCTTACTAAATCTTTGATTGATTTAACAGCTATCTTTAAACCATCATCTTTTGCATTTAGGTTATTTGGATTAATACCATATGCAATTGCTACTTGTTCTAAATTCATAATATTATTTTTAGTGTATATACATTTAATATACAAATATACAAATAATATTTTAATTATCCAAGTCTTTTCTATAAAACTTTCCTAATATGTTTCCGTTAAGTGAATTATCATCTGATAGGACATCGTATTTAAACATCCAATGTACTTCATAATATGATAATGATTTTTTTGAATAGCAGAATTGTAGAACACTTCGTTTGAACTCATCATTCTTACCTTCTGAGATTTGTTCTTTAATCCAATCGTTGGATGAGTAGTACTTTTGCCAGTCAGAAGATTTTCTAACTTTTTTCTTTTTGGGTAGTGAACCCCTTATACCAGCTAACTTTCGTTCTTCTTTGATACGAGCCAACTCTCTAACTCCGATTTTTACATTTCGGACACTTTCTAAGGATTTTTTACCAATGTAATATTTGCCAGTAGGGATATGTTCTATCATATAGATAAATCCTACGGCATCCTCAGGTATAACATCTTCGGTAACATCGTTACCATTCCATAACCAATTTGACATTAAGTCTTATTTAAATTTGTCTGAATAAGGTTTGGATGGACTATGCCCAGCTCCACCTTTTCCTAGCTTTCTACCACCTGATTTTTCAATAGCCTTTTCATCTTTTGATAAATCTAGTCCACCATCTGCTTCTAATGGAGTCTTATCTCCACCTTTAGTATTTGCTTTTGATGAATCTGGCGGTGTTTGTTTTAATCTTTCTTCTAAAGTCATAATTATTCTCCTTTGTGTATATAAATATCAATTAAGTATCGAAACGAACAATAAAGTTCAACGGATAATCAGGTAATGATTTAATCGGTTTTGGTAACTTACATACCGCAACCATATTCAATTCGTTATCATATAAACCTATCGTTGTAATGAATGGTGCTAAATACGAACCAGTAGTATCAACTGAAGATGAATAATCATAATCACCAAATCCACCAAACTTAGTTGGTTCTATTGTAGATTGAATTGTTTTTAATTTTATTCTATTAGTTCCATCATATGCCGATGGGTTTTGTGATACATTAAACTCATTTTCATTTACGGATAGAAATACTTCGTTTTCGTAAATAGTCATTGTAGAACGATATGATACATCAAAGGTATTAATAGTCGTATCATCTATAATACCATCGGTAAGTACAATCAATCCTCTATCATAAAATACGTTACCTTTATGATTACTAGCAGAATCAATTAAGTTTGAATTACCATCATCAGTTACAGTAATAGAACCATATTCCAATTCAACCGAACCTATCTTTAACCCTTCACCATATTTTTGTTGTGGTATTGATATCACACCAATAGTATCACCAATTACTCTCTCATCAGTAGATGCGTAAGATACCCTCTTACCAACTTCTGTTAAGATTGATGAGGTTGATGGGTTTAGATAGAATTGTGATTTTATAGAATCATATAAGGTTCGTTTAGATGTACCATCTGTATTCACTTCATCGGTATCTACATCATATAAATCAGTTTGTAGTGTACCATATAATGGCGTAACATCACTCTCATCCAAAGCCCACTCTTTGTAAACTTTAAAAGGCCTAACTACTACATCCGATTTTGGTATTTCTTTAATCATCTAAATAATATACTTTCATATAAATATCTATGAAACAAAAAACCCCCCAATTAAGGGGGGTTTCATTTAGAGTTTATACTTTTATAATTTTATTAAAATGAAAGTTTAACTTTTATTAATACTTCTTTATCAAACGATTTGTTTATGGGTTGAGAAGTTTTAGCTACTGCAATTAATTCATTTGAGTTATTTAATAAACCAACCGTTGTAATATACGTTTGTGGGTCAGTATTAAATGTTGTTTCTACGAACGTCCCATCTGCCTTAGTGTACGTTGGATTGTTTGAGTAGTTGAATTCTCTATTCGTTGCTCTTACGAAGAAATGTTGTGTTGATACATTTTCAGTTCTTCTCGCTTGGAAATCACTTCCGTTATCAATAGCTTGAATTAATGTTTTGTGATTTTGAGTATCCGCTACAACAGTCTCAACACCTAATAAAGATTCAGCTGCTCCACCAAATGGCTTTACAGTTCCAACAGTAGTTGCTAATGCAGTTGGATTGAAAATTACAATACCTCTATCTGGGTAGAATAATCCATATCCTTTTCCGTTTGCATCAGTAGTAGATGCAACAGTTGCTTCGTTTTCAGTACCTAAGTTAAGTGAACCACTTACTACTTTGAATACTCTACCAGCTTTTCCTAAAGTATCTCCGAATTTCTTACCACTATCATCAATGAAAGTGAATGTTCCATTTGAACCACTTAATTGGATTGACCAGTTTCCAGCATCCATTTTTTCTCTATATCTAGCTCTATTTACATTGATAGCGTAGATTGAGTTTGAATCTTCAAATACGTTAGCAGTGGAAGTTTCAAATGAGAATTTAGTATCAGTTGGGTCTAACAATACTGATTTGTATTGTGCGTATGTTGCTTTTGTAGAAAGAAGTGCATCATCATCGGTTTCCAATGAAACGGAACCACTACCATCAACGTGTCCGTATGCTACTGCAAATTGAACTTCTGCAGTTGAATCAGTTCTTGGGTCAGTACTATACACATCATAATAGTAATTTCCACTTTGTGCAACTTGGGTTGATGAAGTATAAGCGTTTGCCAAAGAACCAACATCGCCAGTCCAAAGACCCGTTGTTACCACTTCTACCTTAGCGTTTACTTTATCAAATTCACCGAATTGTTTGTACACACCAGTTGTTGCTCCAGCTCCGGATTGTAATTGTTGACCAGCAGGTAATGCGGAGTTTATGATTGAAACGATATCGTTCGTATCAAAAGTTCCAGTTGATGCTAAATCAGCAATTTGTGCTGCTATGTTTGGGTCGTTTATTAATGCCATATCTTATTTCCTTTATGCTCTATATGTTATAGTTACTGGAATGGTTTGCGAACCACCCGTTTCATTACCATAGACCGTAATAGTTGTTGATACATTTGAAGTTAACGCTGGATTTGGAGTGAATTTAAATCCTAAACCACTTACAACTTGTGCGGTAGTTGTGATTTCTTCTCCTAAGAAAACAGGAACCGAACCGGCTGCTGTTGCTCCTTGCGTTACTGATAATGTACCAGCTCTCTGGTCTGCCAATACAACAGTGTATCCAGCTGAAGAGTTACCAGCAGGTGAAGTAGTTGGAGTCATTGCAACTCCTCCTTCATCTTGATAAGCTCCGATAGATGGAATTCCCAATGCTACGATTGGAATTTGTGTTGTACCTTTCGGTAGTGTAACTAATTTGTATCTTAATACTTGTGTTTCATCAGGACTTGCTTCCATTATAGGAATTGCCTTAATTGCCGAATCATAATATGCACTTCCCTTCGGATGTGCTGGTTCGTATAATGTATAATCAATCTCATCATCACCCAATGCGAATTTGGTTATGTTCAATGATTGACCCGATGCCAGCTTCTGTCTACCTTTTTTGGTCAGAATGGCATCTACTGTAATCGATGTGTTATTTAAATATCCCATAATTTTATATTACCCTTTTGATATACTAATAAATATAACATTTTAAAAAATAAATTATTATTGATTAATCAACCTGTAAAATCGGTTCACCACTACCTCTACCAGTATCAGCTACTCTAAGAATGTTAGGATTAGTTGTAAATGTTTCCACTGGAGATAACCCATCTGGGGTTGTTGCTGCAGTTTGCTTTGAACCTTCAAAGAATGAATTCTTCATACCCTGTGGTAAATTGTTTTTATAACGATAGTGTGTGGGGAAGTATCCATATAATGGAGTTACTTCTACTATATCGTTTCCAACCGATGGAGTAGAACCACCATAAGGTATTATAGATACTTTGTATCTAAATTTAGTTACATCTACATTCTCATACTTAACAGCTTCGTTATTTGAAGTTGCGGGGTATCCTTCGGTTTGTGTTAATATTGTTTCTACATAAGATTGTTTAATTAAATAAATATCTTCTCTTGATGCGGTTAGGTTACCAAATATATCTAATTTAGTAACAACACCAGTTGTTATTGGTGCGTATAATCCAAACCCAGCATTAGCAAGTGAATCTCGCTCCATTCCGATTTGTTGGAATGTACTTTCATCAACCATTGCACTTAACTTACCACCAGATGGAACTTCTATATGTGAAACGTATGATGGATACTCACCATTTAATACAATTGTATCTTCGGTAGTTATATCAGCATTGTAGAATGGTGTTGTTGATGTAATATTAATCGTATCATCACCATCAATGTTTGCATCATAGTTATCATATTGAAATGATAATTCTACATTAGAATCAGCATCTAACTCAGCTGAGAATTGATTGTTATCACCTGATAATACTATATCATTAATATCGATAGAAGTTTCATGGTCACCCCTTTCAGAACTAGCCGGCTTCCATTGTGTTTTACTTCTTTCTAAATAATGTGGTTCAATTAGTAAACCTTTAGATACTTTAGCTCTGGCTGGAACTAAATCTTCCAATACATCGAATAGTGATTTATCGATAGAACGAACCAATCTTATATACTCATAGATATCTCTATTTACCCTTTTGAAATAATAATCTCTAAGAATACCCAATTCAGAATAATTATCTTTGAATTCATCAGATGGGTCTCCAATATAGTTATCTATATTAAAATTACCAAATGATTTAAGGATATCCATATTCAACTCTTTCATAGGTGAGAAGAATAATCCTAACCTAGATGAATCAATTGGTGCCCTATCAAATGCTTTTTGTGTTGCTCTAACTCTATGTGATAAATCACCTACTAAAGTTTGAGTTTCAAATCTTATCTTATCAGATTGATTAAATCCTAATGATGGTACCTTAGCCGTTACACTTCTTTCATATGGAGTATATTGGTATGGGTATTCAGTTGCTGATATAAATCCATCAGCTGAACCATTTGGTAAGCTATACTCAGTACTGATTGCAACATTCTTAATATCTAAATCAACTGCCCTATTCTTTGGGTATTCAAAATCATAACGTACTAATAAATCTTCAGTAGATGATGTATATGAATTACCAACAGTAGAATCAGGCATAAGAGTATGCGTTTCAATAACATTATCCTCTAAAGGTTGTTTCCATAATCTGAATTCATCAACCTTACCTTCCATCTCATAACCCAATGATACTATAAATGCAGAACCAGTATCCCAACCATTATCACCAGTTATACTCATAACATCAGTAGATACATTAGTCCTAATTCTACCACCAAATGCCTCTTTGGCTATTATTTGGAATTGTGAATCAGACCCTACTAATTCTCTATTAATTACAATCTGAGTATATTCTTCATTGAATATATTAAATGGTTCAGTAGATGATGAATGTACATTACCGGTTAAACTTTCGGATACAAATAAATCAATTGTACCAAATGAACCGGTTGTATTAGTAATACTAACTCTCCATAACGGAGTTGTAAATGCGTCATTAGCACCTTTTAGTATATTATAATTTCCAGGAGTTTGTAAATTTACAGTCATTTCAACTGCATTTGGATAGGTACCATCCACTTCATTCCATTGAGTACTTATCGATTCACCACTATTGGTAAAGTTTATAGCAGCTGTCCTATCTTCAAATGTAAATTTATTAGTACCACCATTGGTTGGGTCAGTTGGACCACCAAACTCCATTATAGTAAGTAATGAATTTGGAATACCATAACAGGCCATTACAGCTTTTAAAGAACGAGATGTTCCTTTATGTTTAAGTATATAAGGTAAGTTATTTAATATCCTTCTCCAAACTTCTTCGTTTGCCGATTTAAGTGATTGTTGATATTTCTGAGTACCATCCTTATATTGTCCGAATGCATACTCCCATAAGAATTGAGAATCGTAAGCTTTTTTACCATCCCATCCCAATGATTCCAACATTGCGTACATTAAATCATTTGAGAATCCTAAATCAGCTTTATGTTGTGGTGATTTAAGTTTTGTTAAACCATTTACATATGCCCATATAATATCGTAGTGTTGTCCTACCATATCCATAAACAACATAAAATCCTCATTCTGATAATCTTCTTTGATAAATTCAGGAAGATTATTGTTAAGGTAGTTTACATTATTTCTATCGTATGTTGCTGCGGATGAAACAGATGAGTTATACCAAGCGATTGCTTCATCAGTTGAAGTTGCTTTAATTGTATTACCACTTTTTGGATATGATAACGAATCACTATATTGTGTATCAGTATATAACCACTTTTCGAAACCATCAAAGGTTCCAATTAAATCGTTTATTTTTGTTAACTGAGCAGCTGATTGTATTTGAGATGTTGCTGTTACTGAAAGTGCATCTAATTGTAAATTATCAGAAGCTTCTGTTATTATAGTGTACCCATCGTAAGCTCCACCTTCAGCAAGTACGAATCCTAATTCAACTGTGTTTGATGTTAGTTCGTTATATTTTGATTGATATGATTCTAATAATTGAATCTTATACCAAAAGTTTTTAATTCTTTCCTCAGCAGAACCAAAGTGTGAAAAGTTTTCAAACATATGAACAGACCCACTAGCATATTGAATATTTAACTTTTCAGTATCAATTCCAGTCTTACTAACGTATTGTTGTATTAATGAGGTTGAGGTGGTTGAACCATTTGCAACCAAATCATCATACATTTGATATCCGATACCATTATCAACTTCTAATTTAAAATTAGGTCCTTGCAATGGTGGACAGTATTCGGTATCATCACCAACCAACGTTATCGTATCAATAATCGGTTCAGCTTGTACTTTACTAATCCAAACTTTTTGATTAGTTAATACTGATGTTGGTAGTGGTTCGTATAATTTAAGTATTAATGAAGTATCATCTATATCATTAGTAGAATTAGCAACTAATCCAGTCCATGTAGTAATTACTTTGTTATCACCATTACCTATATGAAATAAATGAGTAAGTAATTTAGAATCATCAAATTTACATTTATCAAATTGAGATATGAATCCCTCTGCTATTCTGTTGATAACAACTGAACGAGGTATTTCTAAATCACCTTTATCAAATAAAATTTCAATTTCCTCTACCGGCCCTTTAACGGGCTTTTTGGTTTCCAAATTTATAGGAACCAATCGTAGTGGAATTTTTACCTTATCACCATAATCGTTATTGGCGTTTCTTACATTAGGATTAATCGGTTTTTTTGCCGTTAATGTGGGGGTTTGTAATGGATATTTATCTAATAGCTCTTTTACATTTAAAGTAAGATTACCCTTTGGTCCTAATTCTACATAATCAGTAGAGTTACCAACATACATTCTAATAACAGTTGCATCAATCGAATTCCAACTTATATCAAAATCTACATCATATCCTACAAAATCAGCCCCTCTCACTTCTTTTGGATATGTTATCTCTCTAATATCAGGGGTATTAACATATACATCAGAAACTACATTAATTACTAAATCGATAGCTTGTGATGCTATATTTATTGTTTCTGTATCTGATTCTTGATTTATTAATTGTGTAGCTATGGGAGCCTTTATAGTGGTATCTAAAATTAGATTATTAATAATCGAAGGGGATATTGTACCTAATCCTAAGTTATTTACAGGCTTTGTTGGAAAATTAAGTTTAGTTACAGGCTTAGTTATACTTACGGACGTTTTAGGTTTAGTACCACCAGCGGTACCACCATAAGTTATATTACTACCCCCTAAAAAGGATGCTATTTCTGCCATTATTTATTTTCTATCTGTTTTAACTATCACTACTACGTCCACCGCCACCACCAACGTTGATTAACCCAATCGGTATTATATTAGTACTCACATTACTATAAATAGGAGTTGTATTAATATATGGATTGGTTTTTATTATTGGTTTTGTTGGTTTTATTGTTTCCGTTACATCATATTGAGGTTTTATTGGTTTTGGCTTTATTGCTGGTTTTACTGGCTTTGGATTAGTTATAGTATCATACTCACTTAATGAAAACGGAAATATTTTAATATTATATTTTCCTATTTTTTCAAAAACTGAATGTGGTATAGTAACCCCACCAATTTCACCTTTTTCTAAATCATCAAATTCCAATATATCATCTCCAACAATAATTGTAATTGCATTTACTGCTGAATTCTTTTCAAATCCGATAGGTACTCCAATTTCACTGTTTATGTTATAAGTTCTACTATCATTATTTAGTAGTTTAATTTCGGGTTTAATTGATGTGGTATCTTTAATCACATCTTCAGCCACAATATCAACTACATAACTATCATTTAAGTTTATATCTAAAGTCAATGATTCACCATCATTTGCAGTTAAGGTAATTGGGGATGCTTTTGATAACCTATCCGATTCTGTGTTGTAAGTAATTTTTACAATTCTATATAATGATAAATCAGATGAACTTATGTTATACTTTGTATTACTAACATCGGAATATTTGGTAAATCCGTTTGATGGAAACATATTAGCAGATGTAAATGCGTTCTTTCTTAATAGAATAGCATTACCACTATTAATACCAGATATGTTGATACTCAAATCATATCTACTTATCATATCAATATCATCAATATTTTTATTAGATAACGTAAACGATAATTCTTTAAGAGTTTTTTCCTCTATTTGTAAATATGGTTGTTTAATATCATTAACATAATAATCAACAACAATAGAAGATAAAGATAAGTTACCATACCCACCATCAATAAGTGGTGATTTAATTAAATTAGTTCCCGTTGTATCTAATCTGATTACATATTTTTCATTTGATATATAACCTGATTTAGTAAGTGTTATAGTTTTATTACCATTCTCAATTAAATTTTGTTTTGAAATTTGAATCTGAGCTGGTGTCGTGTTTTTTGAAAGTTCACCATTTATTAAAACCGATGCACCTTTTACATTTGATTTAATATTGAGTGTATAGTTGGGTGGGGTAATTCTAACGCCACCACCACCAATGCCAACACCGCCACCATTATTGTCTAATTCACCAGTCTCATCAGTTGAATCACCTATGGTCGTAAGAGATACCCCACCACCATTTGAATTACCAAATGTTAGGTTACCAAAACTGTAATCGTTGAAGAAATTTATCATATCTATAAATATTATTAAATGATATTAGCTATCTAAACTATCACTACCACCACCACCTATTGTACTAATATTATTAAACAAACCACTTTGTACCATAGGTCTACTATTTTGAATTACTTTACTTTTTTTTATTGATTTAGATGGATTTGGTTTAGAAAACTTAGGTACAGGTTTATCAAATGGTATTTCTTTCAAAATCTCTTTACTCAAATCAAACTCTTTTATAAATGGTTTAGTTGGTTCATCTTTTTTCTTTTTAGTAACAATTACATTTGCAGCTTTTGCATTTATTACAACATCACTTTCTCTACGTTGTAATACCTGCCCCACCTTATCATAACTTTCATCAAAAATTTTATCTATTTCAGTTTCAGTTTGAATTGTTCTTTTTGGTAAATAATAATCAATACATTCTACGATTATTCTTTGAGCTACTTTATATACATCATCTTTTGAGAAAGATAAAGATAATCCAGTTGATTTTGGATTTCCGTAATTACTATCGTTTATCGATGAATATCTATTAGAAAACTCATTAAACATAGCTTCTCTGAATTTACTATGGATTTTTGTCATTAATCTATCAAACCCAGCAATACCAAATTCAGCTACCATTTTATTATACCACTTATCAGTATAAATCTTTTTTATAAATGAATCAATTGTAGATGGTGTTATACTTTCTATAAATTCAGGAATATATGGAATGATATCTTCTCTAAAATCCCTACCATTAACCATTACATTAAATCGTTGAAGTAAATCAGTCTTATCAGCTATATCATTTCGTAGTGGTAATAACTTTACTTCAGTTCTGGATGGGGATATTTCCTTAATCCATAATTTTTCATTTGGTGATTCGTACCCAACTCTTTTATTTAATAAAGTAATTTGAGTTTTAAAAATACCATTATCATATCCAGCTTCATTTATCAAACGCTCCACATCTATAAAATACTCATTTGGAAATTGAAATGCTTGGAATTTTGTACCATCAGCTATTAGAAAATAATCTTTAATATTTTCAGAGTTCATTGGAATGTATCTACTCAATTCACCAAATTCACCTTGAGGTAATTGGTTATCATTAACATCATATAAGATAAACTCAATCATATCAGAATCGGTAAATCCAAAGAAAGATTGTAATGTACCCTCTGCAAAGATAGCTCTATCTTTTGATGATATTCTATATCCCTTATCGTCTATTATTTCTTTAAATGTTTTAATTGCCATTCTAACCTTTGTTTTTTCTTAAATCAGTACTAAGCGTTACACTATCAGTTGTACCATCTGCGAATTTTACGTTTACATTAATTGCCATTGTTTTATAGTTTGTAGCTTTACCACTCCATGAACCCCAGAATCCTTGTTTATTTGGTTTGATATCGTAAACTACCGAAGTATCAAATTCACATTGATAAGTTTCAGAACTCTCAGGTTCGATTGATGTTGCTCCTGTAATAGGTTTTACCCATTTAGGGTCCCCAGTAAACGTAAATGATATTTCCGTTATTTTATTATTAGTAGTAACGTTACTCACTTCGATTGTGTTTGTCATAGTGATACCATCACCAACAACAGCTTTGTGAGAATGTTTAGCATAAAAGTCAGATGATTTTTGGCTGGCATCACCATCTCCATTATTTACTTTAACAGTAAATCCATTAGAACCTCCACTAATAGCACCTTCCGCAGTTTGAGCAGATAATCCAAATAGTTGTTCTCTTAGTGATTCATTTTCTTGCAGTAAAGCTTGATTTCGTGCGGTTAAAGATACTCGTTGGATTGATTCATTAATTGAGTTCTGAATTGCGTTTGATAAATCTATTGTAGTTTCACCAACTTGTACATTAGCAACCCTAGCTTGCTCCGCTGCAATATTTGCTTTAAGTTTTTCATTATCAACTTCTATTTTCAAACTCTCACTTACGATTTCCAATTCTGAAATTTGTGAGTTTAGAGTAGATACTTCATTTGTTAATAGTTGTACCTCTATTGTTAAATCATTTACAGATTGTGTTACTACATTATAAACTGAACGTAGTACAACATCAGGCAATTCTACTGGAGTTTTTGGTATTAATTCAAATATATTAGTATCGATTGATTTTTTTAACTCAGTATTATCATACTTAGCTCTAACCAATTTACCACTAATAATCCCACCATCTATCTCATTAGATTTTATAAAACCAGCTTCACTTAAATTACCATAATTATCACTTGGTATATCTGATAAGTCTGGGTATCCCTTTACAATAGGGGAATCCGGCATAGGTTTTTTCTTTTTAGCAACACGAACTCCAGCCGAATTCTTTTGTGGTAATACAGCTGAACCCGATACTAATATATTTTGAACTTTTTTTTCGTTCTTTAAACCTGAGCGTTTATTCATCTTATCCTATTACGCTAAATGTATAATCATTATCGAAGAATTGAGGAGTACCATCAATAACAACTTTGAATTCTATTTTATATATTCTATCAACTTCCCAATTAGATAAGTTTAACTTAAAATAGTTACCACTATCATCACAACTTAATTTTGTGTAATCACCAAACGGAACGATTACATCATCTGAGTGGTAATCTTTAATTTGGTAATATGATAACGTTGGTAAGAATTTACTTATACCATATTGAGCCGTAGATGTGAATGATTTTAATGGATATAAATCCCTACCTATCACTCTCAACTTTGGTGTTGTATTTACTTTGTATTCTTTTCTAAAGTTTCTAATTCCTATTTTGATTTCTTCTGATGTTAATTCAGTCAATGAACCAGTTGTAAACGAAACATCATCCCAACCTATTCTTAGTTTAGGTTGATGGATTGTGTGAGTTTCTTTACTAAAGAATTTTAATATACCATAATCAGTAGAATCGGATTCGCTTGCAAATGGAAGTTTCAGTATTAGCCCATCGTTTGGTATTGAACCGCTAATCCAATCATCAACAATATCTTTAATATCCATATTAACATCAGATGTTAGATATTCAAAAGTTTGAGTTGCAAAAACCGAATCATAGAATGTTCCACCCAATCCAGCGTATGAACCAGTTGATACTTCTGAGAACTCTGCAGTTTGTAGCCAACGTTGGATGGTATCACCTTCTCTATTATTCCAAGTTACACCAGATGTAGATACATCATCAAATCGAGTACCATTACCCATTTCCCAACTTTGTGAGATTGGATAAGCTTCTAATGTAAATTGTAATGGTAGTTCTTCGGAATCAGTTTCTCTTAATATAAGTGTTGCCTCATCTAATCTAACATCACCATCTACAATACTTTGAGATACACCATTTAAATCAAATTTAAGGAGTGCTCTTGATACATCTTTGATGTTACCATAGTAAACCTTACTAACCTCTAATACCTCATCTAAACCAGTGTTTTGGTCAGGTTGTTGTAAGTAAACCGATGCATCTTTTGATGCTGTTAAAAAGTAATACATTATCTAGCTCTTCCTTTTATATCCACATCTGGAAATTTAATTTCAAATACTGAAGGGTCTAAAGATGGATATAAAATCTTATCTTTAATGGCCGCTTCTATGTTATATGAATTAGGTGCGTAGTTTCCATGACACTTATTCACTATTTCTAATTTAGGAACTGAACTTACACCATCAACGTTTGCTAATAATAGTTCCAACTCCGAAATGTTTATCGTATTATTAAATGTCCAATTATTAATATCAAAATAATCTTTCATTTCATTAATACATTCAGTAACAACTTCACTCTTATTATAATTCTTTAAAGTTATTACTTCAAAGTTAATACCAATGTTAATAATAAATCCATCAGATATATTAACACCATCGGTTAAAACTTTGTATTCATTTAAATATGTTTTTAAATTTTCCTTAACAGCAGAATTTAATGTTGATAATTTACCATTACCATCATATCCCAATAAATAAAGATTGATTGCAAATGGGTTATTCTTTTCGTTTTCATTTGAGGTTTTGCCAATCAAGAATTTTTGTAGTTCTTCCTGAACACTTCTTCTATTGGGTTCCTCACTATCAGGCTTTTCAACAAATCCCATTACCAAATCAGTAAACTCTTGTAGAGCTTTAGGCGAACTCAAAATAGATGATGGTGAGTTATTATCCAACGTACCATCTGCCGTAGCGTAAGCCTTTGCAATAGAACCATATTTGGTTGGCATTGATAAAACTCTTATTTGATAATCCTTAGCAGTTACTGCTCTATTCTGAGAGCCAAAGTTTGCCAATGCATTCTCTCTAATCTCCTCAATAGTATCTCCACCTTTCCCACCAGTTGCGGGAACCTCATTATCAACTGCTACGGAGTTTTTAGTTGCAGATACCAACGCTTGCTGATTATCATTGAATGATTGTAAATCTTCTTCAAAATCAATTGAGTTAATTACAGTAAGTGAACCCTTAGATACATTAGAACTAATACCACCACCAACTAAATACTTAATAGTCATAGTTGTGTTTGATGGTGATGTTCCGTATGTTTTTGTTTTCAGAAAGTTAGTTGGGTCAAATGATTCATTTAACTTACTAATTGAATTGGGTAATCCCAATCCAACGTTTTTTAAGTTTGGAATTAATTGTTCATCATTTGCAGTTGGGTCTCCAGCTCCAAATTGAATAGTAGTTGTACTATCACCATTTACTTTTTTAACAAATCTACGAGGTGTCTTAATTGTTTTTAAAATGTAAGGTACAGTTGTTTTAAATTGATATAACTCTGGGTCATTTATTTCAGTATTTGGATAATCCTCAAATACCATCTCCTGTCCTAAGTAAGGAACTTCATACCATTTGTTTCCGTTAGAATCTCTAACATCGTAAATATCTATTACGTTTGGTTCACTTAACTCAATAGTTTGAAATGATTGATAAGAACCAAATTCAACTTCCTTAGTTACAACTTCTGCTGAAATAGCTTGAACATATTTCTTAACTAAATAGAATGTAGTTTCTCCACTTATACTATCAGTTTCATATATAGTTATTTCTCTATCAGTATCATCTGAAAAGTCAACAACATCCTTTGTTATAAACGTAGTATCTCCATTTGAAACTTGCATACCTTCTTTAATAGTAAGTAAATAAGTTTCATCATAAGTATTAGCACCAGCTACTCCAATAGATGGAACTAATTGATAAACCGAAAGGGTTGTTACTGCTGGTGATGTTACCTTTGGTTGGTAACCCAAATATTGTGAAAGTGCAATTACATTCTCAATATCTTCAGCATGAACCATTAATGATTCTTTTAAAGTATCATCAATATAATATGAAAGGGAATCACCAATATAAGATGCCATTTCAATAAACATCATACCTGGCGATGATTCGTTAAAATCCGAATAAGTTTTTGGGAAATATGTTTTAGCAAACTCAATTAAGTTTCCCCTATATTGAGCAAAATCTTTATTAAGGTATTTTATATCCTTACCTCTATTCTTAAAGTTTTTATTTGTTTTAGTTATAGCCATATTGTTATCCCTGTGCTGTAAATGTTACTTCGTTTAAATCGGTATTTTGACCAATTCTAAATTTAACTGAAACATTTATTCTATTATTATCTCTTAATGTATCGGATGAATCAACTAAAATTTCCTCAGCGGTTACATATGGTAACCATTGTTCTAAACTTTCATTTATAGTATCTTCAATTCTACCTTCAAAATCATCAACGTTTGGTTCAAATAATAATTCCTGCAATCCACTTCCGAATTCAGGTTGTAATATTCGTTCACCTTTTTTTGTTAATAGAAGATTCTTAATATTAGATTTTACTTGCTCCGATGTTTGGAATGTTTGCTCGAATGCCGTATTGGTTATTTGAATAGGCAAAGATATACCAATCGCATAATCGTTAAATGATTGCGTATCCTTTACTATCTTACTACCTAGTTCAACTGCCATAATTTATATTACATTCCTGGCCTCCAAGGACCTTTAGATTTATCCCAAGCTTTAATCAATTCAGAATTATCTCTATTCAAAATTCTATCTAATCCAGCTAATCCAGTTGAAACACCCAATCCTTGCTTTTTACCAGCAGGTTGCATATCACCATACCCCATTTTATCAGCTATACTTTGTGCACCTAATGTATGAGTACTTTGTGTTCCAAACTCCATTGTTGTTTCAGATACTTCAGTTGGTGCACCAGCATAAGTAGGCATTTTATCTAATACGCTCTTTGAGGTATTTTCACTTAAACTAAGTGGCTGTGTTTGATTTAATATTTGATTCAATACCGGGTTTTTACTTAACACTCGTTGTGGTTGTTGAGGTTGTATTGATTCCATAACAGTTTCATCCATAAATGTAGGTTGAGGTGGAACTACTTCTTTGGTTGGCGTTAAAGCCTCTCTAAGTTGTTTATTTTCTTTTAACAACTTTACCATCTCCTTTTTAACACCAGCTTTTACCAACCCAGGTAGAACTGATTTAATCTCTCCTTCTACAATAATTTGAATTGCCTTTACTAATTTATCAGTATTCATTTTATTATCTTTTATATTACTCTCCTTATAAATATTTAAATTAAGTATTTTCAATTTTTAATCACAACAACACCCATCATCTTTAAGTTGTTGTTGGAAACTAGCTATATAAGCCTTTACATCAAATGAATCAACACTCATATCAGGTAATGATACATTTAATACGTTTTGTAATGAAGTATCCCCTCCCAATATATTGCCTTGTCCATTATTGGTTCCACTACCTTGCCCATTATTGGTTCCACTACCTTGTCCATTATTGGTTCCACTACCTTGTCCATTATTGGTTCCACCATCTTGTCCATTATTGGTTCCACTACTTTGGTTGGTAACATTGAGTGCATATCCATCACTTCCATCAGGTTGTTCAATTACCGGTGGTTCATTGTTATCTTCAGAAGGGAAGTTGATATTAGGAATTGGAATTGTAGGAGGTACTAAGTAACCAGTCCAAGGAATAATACCTGGAGCTGGTATTGGTGTTGGTACTGATGGGTATAATGATGTTGTTTGTATAATACCACCAATACTAAATAAGTGAATTAGTGCAGCAAGTATAAACATATCTACCATTATCTCCTGCTTTCTAGCGGGTTTTAATGGTGGGTAAATTGGCCATGTACCTACATTAAACACAACATTGGAATTTACTGAAATATTTTGTATTGAACCTGGTGCTGGTATTAATGGTAATGGGAGTGGTTTCATTTGAGCGCCAGCCCAATATGCCTTTACACCATTTCCAAATTCGTTTACTAATGAAAAGTTTTGACCAGGTAAAGTTGATAATCCTTTTAATAATGCAACTCTAAATAAAGATTCCATTATTACTTTATTACCTCGTTGAACCGATTCAAAGTTTACAAAATCCTTACCTCGCTTTACAGCCGCATCATACTCATCGGCCCATATCGCAGCAACTTCATTTATGCTATTGATGGTAAAATTAGGATTAGTTTTTCTTAATATATTTACTTTGAATAAAGTCCAAGACATTATGATGTTTTATTTAAATTACTCAACATTGTTCTTAATTGAGATTTTACTTTACTAAATGATGCTACATTTATCGGTGGTGTAGATGGGCCGGCTGGAGTTGCTACTGTCATCACTTCTATCGCTGTAATTAGTTCAGTCATTAAATTAACTAAAGTTTCACCCTTAACCAATGATTCTAAGTTTTGGTCACCAATATTAACTTTACCATTACCAGTATTTAAGTTGATATCTCTATCGTTTGTTTTATAATTAGTATCACCATCCAATGTAACATCAATACCACCAGTGGCATCAATAGAAAATAAACTATCAGTTATGATACCAACATCTTTTTTTGATACTAATATCATTTCAGCTGCTTTAGCTGATAATACAATTCTATCTGAATTTAATACAATTTGATTTCCTTTAAGTTCAGATGGATAGTTTTTAAAAGATATATGTTCGTTTTCAGTTGGTAACGTATATGGTAATAAATGATTACGACTACCTAAAAATATAATGTTACCATCTTTATTTATATCTTCAATTGTTGTTTTACCAATTGGGGTTGCACGTGATTCACCATTTTCATCATTACGTATTGTAATGGTTGGGTATAGTTTTTGGTCTGGGTTATTATACCCACTAAATCGTATTGATTGACCAAATCTACTTTCAACAAAAGTATCACCCTCAAAAATACGTAATTTGTGTATATTTAAATCTGATTCAAAATACTCACCATAAGTATCAGTACTCACATTATCAGATTGTGTACTCCTACTTACTCCTGTTTTTTGAACTTTACTATAATCGGATGCATTTGTTTCATTAGGACCTTTATCTTTTGTAGTTGATTTAGATATGATATTAGAATCACCAGATACGTTTGGAGTTGCTGATGTTACTACTCTCTCATATTGTAATCCAACACCATCAACTCGTATAATTCGTACAACTTCGTTTTTTATAGGTAAAGCAGTGTAATTACTATTATAGGGAATTGCTATTGGTAAATCATTTTCACTTTTTTCATTAGATGATTGTAATCTATATTGGATGGCTCCAATGTATTTGGCTTTTTCATTCTCAGGTATTTCCTTTATATCCAATAGTTCATCATCTATATCAAGTATGACTTTAAAAACAACACCAACACTACTTTTATCGTTAGGTCTAATATCAATTTGTTGGTTACTACCAATGGATATGTTTCTACTACTACCTATTCCCATTTTACTTTTCTAATTTTTGCTTTACCTCTTCGATTTCATTTTGCATATCATCCATTCGTTGAACTTCCATTTGAACTTCATCGATTTGAGAAAGTAATTGCTCTCGCTCTGCTTCAGATAAGTAACCTTCTTCACCTTCGCTTCTAGTCCCAGCAATCATAATTCGTTGAGCTATTGTAGCAAGTTTAATTAATGATTCATCGTTACGAACAGATGTATCAATTAAATCTTTAATAAGAGGACCTATGTATCTCATATCATTTGGATTACGAACTAACTTACGTAGTTCAGCAATTACCTCAGAGATGTGCCTCTTTTTATTAATTTGATTATTGTAGATATCCTCAAAAAGTCCACTTAAACTTTTACCAGGAAATATTTCGAAATCATTTGACATAGCATATTGATATTGTATTCAATATATAAATATCAATAAACTAAAAAGTAACGGATGTATCTAATCCATCGCATCCTCAATTGCCTTTTTCATTGCAACTGAAAATTCCGTTTGTTCGAATGGTAAGTTCTCATCTTGCAATTGTAAAAGTGTTGCAGATACATTCATTTTAGCCGAACCTACACCTATTGATTCAACTCCATCTTTTACAACGTTTACCGTTACCAAAGTTTTCTTTTGTTTGAACTTAAATGGTCCGATTTGGATTCCTTTGGTTGGTGCTTTGATTGATTCTACTGTAACATAGATTGGTGAACCATCAGGACATAATGGTTGGTCTTGTCCTACGATTTCTTCGGTGATTTGTCTTACACCGAAAGTGAACTTTTCTTCAGGAATATCCTTTAGAGATGCAAGTGAGATTACACTTGCTACGAAATAGCATACGATTGGATTCATTGTGTTATTGTTTTTGTATTAGTTGTTCTTCGGTGTTTACCCAAAGAAACGATATAAAACCTATTGAGATTGTTAAATGTTCTGATTGATTCTTTTGGATACTTTAAATGATAAATTAAACTATTTGCATTTGATTCTATATCATCTTTTTCCGATTGTGAATATACCCAATTGTTATTATAAGTGTATCCAAAGTTCTGTCCCAATTTGTATAGTTGATATGCAGAGAATACATCCGAATAAGTTGTAATATCTGAACTATCTAATGTGTAGAAGTTCATCGTATGATAATCCCAAGATGTAATTTCATTTGGGAACATTCTTAGATACATTAAGTAATTCATTTCAGATTCAGTAAGTATATTGTTCATATTACTCACATCCACTATCACTTCATAATCGTAGTTATTTGGATTGTTAAAATTTAACATACCGGTTGATGTTGTGGTTTGTGTTGTTAAAGTATCCCTTACACCAACCAATACAGTATTATCGATTGACCAAGCGTTTCCGTTTGAATATGATGTAGATGAGATAATGTTAGATGCTAACCAACTACTACCATTTGATAATCCGATTTGTTCTTGATTTGAACCATCTGCCAAAAATTGTCTAAGTACCACTAAGATTTCTTTGTTGTTATTCTTTGCAAAGTATAAGTCTATCTTTGTATTGATACCACTCACATTATACCTATAACTTCCCTCATACCTAATTCTAAATACATCACCTAATGATGGGTCATTATAAGTCTCAGTAGAAACGTGAGACATATTGTTATCGGTACTACCATTGTTTACCGAAGTAAAGTGAAGTGTAGGTACATTTGGTGCAGATGCTGAACTAGCGAAACTATTATAGTTTGTAGTTGGAAAAGCTAACCAAGCATTAGCATGAAGTTTACCGGTGGAATAAGATGTACCACCAATTTCGGGTTCATATCCATTTGGAAAGTTTACTATAACTGAACCTTGGTCCGAATTAGCTGATGCGAATATGGTTGTAGTTCCCTGTCCTCTATCTGTCGGAATACCACTTGTCATTTGAGATATACTACCAATTGTACCACCAGGTTGAGTATGAATGATTGTTACATCAATGCCACTCATATCTTGGATACCAACAGTTGCAAAGGTTACATTTTGTGAAAACAACCCCAACGGAAATACCAAAAAGAATTTTAACCATCGTATCATAACAACATCTTCGTACCAGTCATTAGTTGAAAGTTTAATATACCCTCACCCATTAAATATACAGTTGAGGTAGATATATTAAATTTAAAAGTTTTTGTAACATTAAAATCAAAACTTGTTAGAGGTACAAAAAGGAATCCTCCTTTGAACCATTGTCCTTCATAGAAGAAAGTATAAGGTGAGTACATTGCGATACCCATTAAGTTCATCGCAAATCCTTTATAACCATTAAAGGTAGTAAATGTACCAATGTTTGCTGCCCAATTTGAAAATGTTTCATCACCTAATTGACCTACTGAAAAGTTAGTTCCCATTAATGTGGTTAAATACTTATTTTGTTTGAATGCATACATTACATTACCCGTATTGAACCAAGTTTGTTGAGATACATTGTATAGGAATGAGTTAGACCCTACAATCATTGATTCTTCAATCTTAAAAGAACCATATCCCGTAAGAGAAAATTCATTTTGCCCCGTTGTATAATTTAACAGCCCACCAGCCGTAATTGTTTGGTTAGTATTTGCCCAAGTAACCCCCATATTGAATTTAAGATTATCGTTACCACTTTCTTTGTAATCTGAACCATTACGAACAACTACCATATCACCCGATGCAATTAACGAACCCCTTCTTGCTCTTGCTCCTTTTTTCTTTTTCTTTCCACCACCACTTCCACCGGAATCTTCGGATTCGGAATCAGATGATTGTCCACCTGATTCTGCATCAATATCTTTATCACCAATTGCCCCACCATTAGATGAGCCACCATCCCCATCTGAAGTTGTACTACCACCATCGGATGATACACCACCCTCAGTAGAACCTCCACCCGATGAACCACCAGAACCACCAGAACCTCCACCAGAAGAACCTCCACCAGTATCACCACTACCACCATCTCCACTACCAGAAGAACCACCAGAACCCCCAGTATCGCCACTACCACTTCCACCAGTATCACCACCATCGGTACCACTACTACCAGAAGATGAACCACCATCGTTTGAAGAAGAGGTTGATGATGAACTACCAGATGAAGAGGTAGATGTACCCATTCCACCAGAGGAACCACCAGATGTGGAAGAACCCAATGTGGCAAGTGCACCCGATATGTTAGATACGGTATTTGATACGTTCGTACCTACCGATGCAGAAGTAGAACCACTTACGGCTCCAGCATTTCCAGCACAAGGATTAGAACCCGGTGGGGATGCAGCATTAATAGAAGCAACCCAAGCTTCATAACCACCGGCTTGAAGTTGGGTTGATGTAAAATTCTGATATTGTCCTGCGTAAAAAAGAGTTACCGAACCTGAAGGTTGTGAAATAGTTACAGTATTAGGAACACCAGTACAGGGGTCAATATAAGTGTATTGGAACGATTGCCCAAATGACTTAAACCCTATAAGAAGTAATAATACTATTAACCATTTCTTACCATCCATAACTTTCCATACGTTTCACAAGGTTTACCGTAGCAACCTCTAACGCACGTTGGGTAGCGATACCAACAGTTGAATTATCAAAACCCATTTGTGGATTTTTGAAGAATCCCTCACCTATCTGAGTTGCAGTTCCCTGTCCACTCGCTACGATGTATTGTGAGTTATCTACATTGACCATTCTGATTTGGATACCCATAATAGTAGTGTTAGTTATTTCTGATTTACCCCGTTTATAGTTTTCACCATACGATACTGCGAAATCATAAATCTCAGCATATACGATATACTTAGGTAAAGCAATGCCCTCCATCTTTAACTCAGTTTGCCCATCACCCATTCCATTGAGTTCGGCTTCCCAAGCATCTAACATTTGGTTTTGAATAGCTTCTTTTTCTTCAGCGTATTTGAATCTTTGAGTCATCTCAAAGTTTTCGATAATACGATTCGATACACCTAAACCAACTCTCTTATCTCTCAACTCAGGAAACATTTCCCATAGTTCTTTATTTACATTTAATTTCGAAAGTTGTACAATTTGCTTCTCACCTGTAAATGGTGGAATTGTATTTAGGGGTTCTGCCTTCTCAAAATCAGCTTGATATTGAACCACACCAACTGATGAAGAACATGAGGTTGCGAATGTACCTACAAATACTAAGGCACAAGCGGTAAGGATAAGCATCAAAGGTGCTACTGTCCATTCTAAAATTACATCTTTTCTCGTTCTCATAATTATTTATTTTTTTCTGCTCTTTCTCTTTTTAGTCTAGCCATTCTTTCCATTGGAGTTTCTGGCTTCTCTTCTACAACTTCAATCGGCGCTGCAGGAACTTCCTTAACAGTCTCTCTTATGATTGTACGAGTAGGAGCTGGTGTTTGTTGTTGTGGAATGTTAATGATGATTTCAGGTCCAGTTACATTCACATTTTGTTGTTGTGTGTTTTCAACCGGCACTACAATCTCAGTTGGAGTTTCTGATTCTTCTTCAATTCCCAATAATGAATTAAATTGAGTAGTTACAAATGTTCCCACACCTGCTACTAATGTTCCCAACAATCCAATCACACCTTTTTTAAGAGTGGACATCCCTTCTTTGATTTCTTCTTTCATAATAAATTAATGTTACTTTTTAATAATTCTATAAACTTTATCTCTATCTTGCGTAACCAACCTTACCAAATACATTCCGTTTGGTAAATTTTCCATTGTGAAACCTTGGAATTGGAAACCACTTTGATAAATCTTATCAGACCATCTCATTGCCTCTCTACCATTAATATCATAAACGATTGCATTAACATCACCATCCTCTAAGTAAGTGTGATATTCAAATACAACCCAATGTCCCATAAATTCAGTTGTTGGATTTGGATAAACTTTGAATCCATTCATCATCAGGTCTAACTCAGGGTCAATTGAAGTTCTATTAACAACTGAACCATCATTTGGTGAAGGTTTAACACTAACATCTTGTGCATATCTATCACCAGCCATTTTTTCAACTATTTTTAATGGTGATTGATTCCAACCCAATGGGTCAATTACCTCAAAGTTAAATGTGAACTGAGTTGTCATATCATCAACCAATGCTGGGTTTAATCTATCCTCATGTCCTGCCCAAAATACTTTTCCTTTCTCCACCGATAGAACTGATGTCCATTTAGAAGTTGCATCACCCATTTCAATTGATTCAAATCTAAAGATAGTAGTATCGAATTCAATACCCATTTGGATAGCACCTAATTGGTTACCAAATGTGTAGAGAGTTACAGGTACACTCATTTTATTATCAACCGTCATTGTTAACTTAGGAATTCTAAATTCAACAGTATCAGGTTTGTTTGAAAGATATACCGCTGGGTCTAATATGTAATCCGTCCCAATACCGGGGTCAGCCATCTTAGCAACCAATACACCAGGGTTGTTGTAACCCGTTGTAGTTGCATCACCTACTACATAAATGTAAGGTTTAAGTGAATCCATTGAGTTTACAATTGTGTCTATTACGTAAACTCTCGGAGTGTTTGTCCAAGTTGGAGATGTAGTTGCAGCCAATGCTGATATGTATTCATCTGGCCATAATATTGCTACGTTGTTTACACCACTAAATAATGATGTCCACGTTGTAGATTGTAATGCTAATCTATTAAACATTGCGAATGCATCTGAAATGGTTACATCGTTACTTTCGTTAATATCACCAGCATACCATTCGATTCCCGAAAGTGTATCTTGTTGAGAAGCTTGGTTTGCTAATTTATATGCATCAGTTACGGATAATGCAAACCCATCACTCATCGTATCAGATTGTGCAGTAACTCTCAGATGCCAAAATGCGGTATCTAATTGGTCTTGTACAACGAACAATCCATTTGAGTTTGTTGAATCCATTGAGATTGGTGTCCATAAACCAGAAACATCTGATTTTAATCTTTTTTGAGCAGTAAACCACATACCTTGTGCAGGAGTTCCATCTGCATTTCTTGCAATAATTGGGAACTCCAAAATATCCATTTGGAAATTACCACCATAGTTGTGCATTGCTAATGGAACATCTAATCCGGAAGTTGTAGTTGCTAAGTTATTGTAAGTTGTTGAGCCAGCTATTGCAATTGAATCTACAACACCATCGTATGCGGTAGTGTGATATAATCGTAATTTAAACATTGCCCCATCTGCCCAATCAAATCCACTATTGTTACCTGTATAAGATGCAATAACGTTTACATAATCTGAATTAGCAAAGTAAGAACCATACTTATCAGTAATCGGAGTAGCAGTAGGTCCCCAATAAATCTCAGGGGTTGTAAACTTAACATCATCATAGAATATTCTGAACTGAACAGCTGAGAATATATCAGATGGGGTTGGGTTAGCGTAGTGTAAATAAATTTCAGTATAACCAACCGAAATATCTTGCTCTAACGTAAATAGAGTATCCACAAGTATATGTGGAGAGTTTGAGTTAGGGGCTGTAAGTATTTCATTAGCCCCATTTTGACCATAAGACACAAATGGTAACATTAGTATCAGGCCTAATAAAAATCGTTTCATAAGATAATTACTCTTTAGTGAAGTAACTATAACTTATTAATAAAACCAAAGTGATTAATAAAACTGTTTAGGATTTGTAGTGTTTCCTAATTTATCTAAATATAAGTATTATACTAATAGGAAAAGAACTCATCTTCATTTGGATTATCTGATATCTCTCCGTAATCCAAATATTCGTTTAACATTCGTTTTTGATGTTCTTTCATAACGTTAACTACTTTTGTAATATAATGAGTTTTACAATCAGTCATTTCTCTAATAAGAAGGTATAAATGCTTTTTATTAAAGTTTTCTATGTATTGACTTCTTCGAAATAACTCCAAAATAGCATCTGCTATTTGAATATCTCTCTTCTTATTAAATACCTTTGTTAAGTTTTTATCCCAATACTCCAACATTAATTCTTTAAATTCATTGAATTCTGAACCTTGTTGGTCAACATGAAAGTTATCTTCTGGGTTCCAAGATTCCGGCATCTGAGAAAGTAATGCTGTTTTTTTATAACGTTTGTAATTTCCATTGTTTTGTAGAATTAAATGATTCTTTGCAACAATAGAAAAATATGAGAAAGCTCGACCCTTATCAGGCTTATACATATGTATCTTTTGTATCAATACAGATACTACTTCATTCTGAATATCAATCTTTGGTACATCAAAGTATGAGAACTTAAATGTATTCATAATATTCTCAGCTAGTTTTTCGAATGGAAATTTGATACGTTCTTTATATATCTGATTTCGTTCACGCGGGTCTTTACTATTATTGTATTCGATAATAGCATCTTGCGCAGGTGTTCCAAAATATATTTTTGATTTCTTCTTTCTTGGTTTTGCCATAATTTAAATGTTATCTTTATATTTTTTAATAACATCTTTTAATTCTGAGAATACTACACCCACTTCATCATCGGATTCAAATGAACCCTTTAAATCCAACTGCCTCATTTCATCTAACATAGTTTCCAATGTTTGTAGAGTATTATAATTGGTGTTAACAACGTTTAGTTGAGATTGTTCTACTTGAGTAACCAAACGAATACCTCTCCAAAAAAGAAAGATATTCAGTATGATTGATACTCCTAATATAATATATAAAATTTCCATAATATAAAAGATAATGTAAATATACGAAAAATATTTCAATTTTCCAAATTTATTTTAGGCTTCTCCTTTTGGGCCCATTAGAAAAGGTGAATAATCAAATTCATCTTTAGTTTTAGTTGATATACTGCCCAACTCTTTTATTTTTTCCACAAGAGAATCATCAAATTTTTCAACATCTATTAATTCATTTTCTATTAACGTATCCATTAGTGTTTCAACTATCACTTCTAAAGTTAATAGTTTATGTAGTATAACATCATCTATCATACTAACGAACTAGTTGTTACGTTCATTGAATTAATTAAATCTGCTAATTCGTTATCCAAATTTGTTCTGATTTCGGTTTCTCCAAATGCATTTTTAATTGAAGATGGGTGGTATCCCAAAGAACTTGCTAAGCGAACACACATAATTTTAAATTCATATATGTTCATATCATCAGGCATATCAAATGATACACTCATTGCCTCTCTATTAGTTGGTTCTTCTGATGTGTATGTGAGTATTGCCATTATACTAATTGATATCCTTTGTTTAATAATCGTTCTGCTTTTTTATACTTTACGAATTCCATTTCACCATCAGGTGATTGTAACATAACTCTTTCGTTTCTACCAGGTTTCTTATCAGCTATAATTTGGGGATTGTATCTACGAATCGTATCACTAACATCAATACCATCAATTGAATCAATCAACCTTTGTGCAATAATACACTCAAACAAACCAATATCTTCCATATACTCTTGTTCATTTTTCCAAGATGATTTATCTGCTTTAAATTCAACTAAACCTAAGTTATCAGTTTCAACTGAGAATGATGAATGTCGTACAGTCTTTCTTGTCTTATTTTTTGATGAATCTTTTTCATAGTAAACAACCATATTATCAGAACGTTCAGTAATTACTGGATTAACTAATGTTAATTCATCATATTCTCCACCAAATCTAAGTGTTATAATTCGCTTATCAATACCAACATCATTACCACTAAAAGTAATACCTTTTAAATTAGATATTGCTTTTTTGTATTGGTTTAAATCTTCGTTAGTAACTTCCGTTTTATTTATTTTTTTTACTATCATAATATTCTTTTAATTTTTTATCCAAATAATCTATTGATTCAGTACTACCTATGAACGTATCGTATTTAGAGTAATAACGTAATACATTTGGATTTGTTTCTATATTTGCTTTCAAATCCTCTAATGTAGGTAAATGTTTGTGAGTGTAACTCATTACAATAAATCTTCTGGTGAATTTCTATAAACTCTATAACTATCTTCATCAAAATGTTCGGTTGATACCTCAAATACAATTGAGTTATCTTCTAATGCAATTAGTTGATGGGGTTGTCCTCTTTCAATTGTAACAGATTGCCCTTTTTCTAAAGTTGTACTTTCCAACTTACCATCTTCCACATTCAACCAATTGAATCTAAATCTACCCTCCTGTACATACCAACTTTCTTTTTTCTGAATGTGGTAATGCATAGAGAATCGGTTTCTTTCTTTTGTGAATACTAATAACTTACCACAATACTCATTATCATTATGAATCCATAGTTCGTATCCCCATTGCTTTTCAACTCTCTTAGGAGTTGTTATATCTATATCTATAATCATATTATCCTTTTATTAGTTTACTCACTTTATTGATGAATGGAAGTATAGCAAGTTCTTTTGCTTTAGCTTCCACCATAATATCAACATCTAATCCATATGTATTTGGTATAACGTTAATATAATCAGAGTGAGCTTGTGGTTTTAATTTATTGTTTTCCTCATGCAATGCCTTTGATTCTGAATAATGTACAACCGGTGTTATACCATCTGGCCAAGTTGATACTGCCAATTTAAGAGCTTCTTCCTCACTCAACCCACCAGTACAAAATTTGTGATGGTGATAATCAAATACGATTGGAATACCAATACGTTCATGTATGTACATTAAATCTTTAACCGAATACATTGATGCCTTATCATCATTCTCAACAGTTAATCTACTCTGTACTGATGGTGATAATCTTTTAAAGTTCTCACAAAATCTATCCATTGCGGATATCTTATCACCATATACACCATTACAATGTATGTTAAGTTTGTTATAGGGGGTTTGTGATAATCCCATTAAGTCAAATACCCTACCATGTATTTCTAAATCAGTAATTGTATTTTCAACCACGTGTTCTCTTGGGGAAACCAATACGTTGAAAGGACCAGGATGTGAAGTGATTCTAATTCCATTATCGATAGCAAACTTACCACTCTTTTCTAATTCAACTTTGATACTATTGAATTGTGGCAAATCTTCGAATTTGTAATTGGATGCCCATGGAAAGAAATCAGATGATAATCTGAAAAAGTTTATTCCATTTTCCTTATTCCACTTTAGTATGTGTAATAAATCTTTAGCGTTTTTTAAACCTAACTCTCCTGCGTATTCCAATCCCTTTGCTTCGAATGTTTTTTTAATCATTGAGCGGTTGGTAGTAATCTTCGGAGTATTTTCTGAAAGAGTCATATTAATACAAGCGTATCCTAAATCCATTTTCTATTTGTTTATACACAAATATACAAAAAAGATTTGATATAACCAAATAATATTTAATAAGTTTTAGAGCTAAAGTCGGTTGGGTATGAATTATCCGATTCGTTTTTTATATGAGTTAACCAATAATTAACTGCGTTTTGATTATTAATCCATTTTGAAGTATCACCCCAATTAAAATTAGGTCTAGCGTAGAATGGCTTTTCATTCATTACATATTGTGCTCTCTTTGATGAGGATGGTACGGGTTCATCAATCAAACCATCACCATTATTATCGTAACCATCAATTGTACCATCACCATCGATATCAATACCTCTTCGCTTGGTATCTCTTTTTAGATTAGCAAGTTCATCTTCAACAAACTTTTCTCTATCATTTACTTTAGTTTCAGAATACTCTTTCAATAATTCATCCTCATCCATATCAGATACCATATCGTTCATTACCATATCCAACGCATGGTCTTCATCAAACTCTTCATTCAATTCTGGTTCTGGGAATTGTTTTTTGAAATCTTCCATTTCTTCTTCACTCCACATCTCATCATCTAATCCATCTTGTAAAGTTACATCCCACAATTCGGATTCTTTCCGAATTACATCATCTTGGTCGTTGTCTTGGTCGTTGTCTTGGTCGGTTTCACCATAGAGTTCTCGTTTTTCAACTACTTTCTTTTTATCCTCCTCACCTTTATCAACCTTTAATGCGGTGTTGAATGCGATTACTAAGGTTACTGCTAATGGGTCAAATACAAATACAATAAATAATGCGAACCAATTCACAATAGTGTTCATTGGTTTACCAGTTGCTTCAGCAATAAACTTTAAAGGTCCAACTTCTCCAGCTACTTCAGAATTTTGTTGGATGTTAAGTACTTTGATATCTAATGATGTAATTGAATCGGATAGTACTTCTATCTTTTGCGATACCCGTTCTCTTTCAGATTTAGCATCGTTCAATTGTCTTTCTAATGCTCTACGAGTTGAAGATGAAGTTGTGGTGATTATCTCACCGGTCTCTTTATCCTTATACTGAATTACATTATTTGATAATCCCTTTGATAACTCAGAAATAGATTCTGCTAATTGTTTTTTCTCAGAAGTATAACCATCTAATTGTTCTTGGAATCTTTCTTTCTTTAATTCAACTAACTCAATCTGTTTATCCACAACACCTAATTGGTCTGCAGTTATTTGATATGCTGATGTTAAGAACCCATAGATACCGGCTGATGTAATTAGAATTAATACAAAAACCCCAACTAATAAATAGGCACGAAGAGCTTTATTAATCTTATCCCAATAATTGTAAAGGAATCCAGCAGATATAAGTTTTCCAAATTCTAAAGAACTCGCCATTAGGATTACGGCAGTACTTGCTCCTGCGAATAACTTGGATAAACCAGTTACCGAAAAGAAAGCTGCAGCAGATGCTATGAATAGAGCTGCCAATCCCAATAAAAGAGTTCTGAATTTCACCTTATGATAACTCCACTATATTTTTTGATAGGTTCAATAGATATTGAATTTCATTTGCTAACTTAATTGCATCTGATTGATTAGATGGTCGTTTACCTTCTAACATTTCTTGAATAGTATTTAATCTATTTTCAATACCTTCAATATGGTTCAATGCTTTTTCTTTGTATGCTGGTTTCATAAAACTTATTATTTTTAATGTATATATAAATATCAAAAAACGAAAAAGGGAGATTTTTTCAATCTCCCCCCATTCGATTTCAGTAACTCAAGTTAAAATTTGATTTTAACTTTCTTAGATTTTCTCTCCTCTTTTTTATCTAATGTAATTGTAAGAATACCATTGTCAATAGATGCTTGTGAGGTTGTTCCATCATAATCTCTACCAATTGTAAATTTAAGATTTACATCATTGATTACAGCGTTTACCTTTTCAGCGTTAGCAATTATATGGATTTCATTTTCGGTAACATTTAGTTCTACATCTTTAGGGGAGTGCCCTGCTACATTTATCATAAGTTCCTTTCTACCATCCTCAGTTGTGTTGATAGAATAATTACCTACATTATAATGTGTAGTTTTTGGTTGGGAGAACGAATCATTTAAGATTTCATCAAAGATACTATGTAATTTGTAATTCATAATTTTTTTATTTTAAAGTTATACGATTTGTATATTACCAAATCTATACCACTTAAATGATTATGACTTTTTTTCCGATTCATTAAAAGTTTTCGGAAATATTGTCATACATTCCAGTTGATTTACGATATTCTGAATTCTCAATTCGGGTACTCATATGGTCAGCCCAATGTAGAATATAGGGTAAATCGGTTTTTACTTGGAAATCTTCATTATAAGAAATAAAATACTTCTTAGTAGCATCATTGTATAATCCATCAGCCATATGGATACCCAATTGTTCTTTTTGCGTATATTTAATTCCATACTGATTTAATAGCCAGAATGCTCTATCAGTTACATCAAAGTATTGCAACTTTGGATTATGAGTAAAGTATTCTTTCTTATTCTTCTGATGCCACTCCGATGTTTGTGGTAGGTAGTAAGGTTCTTTACCATCTCCCAACTTTCCTAAATCGTGATGAAAGGCTGCGAATAATAATTCCTCATCGGTAAAGTTAATGATACCACCACTACTTTCAAACATCTTTTTGATTTTGTAAGCATTTGTAGCAACATTCATAACATGGTCAATGTATCCACCTGGATATGCTGAGTGGAAGTTTAGTTTGCCACTTGCCGGAGCCATAGCTAATTCAGTTCCTAATTCATTTGGTGAATACATATGTAATAACTTATCCAAACGCTCTCCACTAAATACTTTTTTGATAGCTTCAATAAATCTATTGTAGTTATCTTCTAATTGTTGTTCATTGTAATTTCTAATCATTCTTCTATATATTTTCCAGTTAACGCTCTATATAATATTTCCAATTCTTCTTCAGTTGCACAAAATCCAAGTCCATCCGAATCTAACAACTCAATAAAGAATTCGTTCTCATTTAATCCTAACGCTTTTAATTCGTGTACTTCATCAGTTGCGTTAGATACTAACATTGGACAGTACTTATCTATTTGATTTTTAGGTAATGGTAATGTATAAAAGAAAGGTCCTTCATCCGTATCTTCGGCTTGTTCATCACCATGCTCATACACATCATCAACTGAATCAAAATCCATTGCCAAATACTTTCTCCATCCCTGTCTTTCAAAAGTTTCTTCGGTAATTGGGGTTGCTCTTAATTTAACTTTTTTTATCATTCCAATATAACTTTAAGTGTATCGTAATAAGTTTCATAAGGTGTCCACATTCTTGCGGTAACAACCATAGTATCACCTTTCATTTCATATATTGGTGCAATCATAGTATTTATCTCACCACCAGTTCCACTATATGAAGATGAATTAACAGTTGGTACAATAAGACCGGCTGGTATATTTAATTGAATAGTATCAATAACAACCCATTGACCTAATACATTTATAGTACTTCTAACAACATATGCTTCTTGATTATCACCAGTAATCCAATTGTGAGATGATTCCCATTCAATAAATTCTGCTGGTGTTGGTTCCATACCATCTTTTAAAACGTTACCAGTAATTCTACGGACTGTTTGTTTGTTATCCGATAATGTATCTAAAGTTAATCTATAATACCCATTAGAATCGATTGGTAATGATTGGGTACCATCTTCAGTTAGTAATGAATCAATAGATAATTCATATGTGGGTATTGGTTCGATGTGATTATCTTCACAACTTACAAAAGTAATCCCCAATGTTAATATTAGTAATCCTCTTAGTAATTTCATTATAGTAGTTTTTCTAAAATTGATTCCCAAGTTGGATACTCATTTGGAGTTCCATCACCTTCCCAATCTAATCCATATTGAAGTAGTTCACCTTTGAACTCACCAGCTCCATTTTTCTTTCTATCATCAATAAGGTAATCACCCATCAACATATTCTTTTGGTGAGTGGTAACTATTCTTTTGTGAAATAACTCACCAAAGTGATTTTCAATCCAATATCTTTTATCAGTTAGTGATTCGGGGTTTCCCCAAGGGGCTGAAGTAGCTATATACAATTCATACTTGCCACTCTCAGCTAATTTCTTTACAGCTTCGATAGCTCCTTTTATTGGAGGTGGGTTTCTGAATATACCAGCAATGTGGTCAGGGTTTTCTTTGTATCTCTCATACAAATGTGGATGGTTCAAAAACCATTGGTTGATGTTAGCAGTTAAATCAACTAACACACCATCCATATCAATATAAACTATTTTTTTATTCATTTATTTGTTTTAAGGGTTTAATTTTCTCACTCATTAACAGGTCTAATATACAAAATATATTTGTAACTACCAAATGTTTTTTGAATTATTTTGGTAGAAAAATTGAATACCCTGGTTCGATTATCATTCGAACTCCCTCTCTATCGAAAGAGTCAAAATAGATTTGTGAAAGTGGTTTAGATTCTAAATACCGATTTACCGATTGTTGAATTTTTTCAGTAGTTGCTATCGGATAAATTCCATTAGTATTATTATAAAAGTTCCACACATATTCATAAAACTCTTTAATTTCTTCAGCGTAATTTTTCATTGTTTATGGTTTTAATAATTAACTTAAATAATTTGGTCCGTAGTATTCCCAACTATCAGTACCTTCAAAGATGTTTCCTCTACTATGTTTAGCGGGAGATTTCCATGTAGCTGGCTTCAATAAATCACCTTTCTTAACGGGAACTCCTTTGTTAACTCCATCTACCATAGAAACAAATCCCCAAGCAGAAGTACCATCCCAAATACGAATATACTTTCTACCTTTATCAACTCTTAGGGGTTCGTATGGCTTGTAACCAAATTTACTTTCCCAATACTCTTTTCTTTCGTCATTAACTTTCTCAAGCCACAAATCAAATTTACTTTTCATAATTTATTGTTTTAGGGTTTTAATTATCTCTCAATCTTACTATACAAACATACGAAAAAGATTTGATATATACAAGCTTTTTGTTAATTATTTTCAAAAAAAAATCCCCATCAATGAACTTAATCAAAGATAGGGATTTACACCTCTAAGGTAGCTGCCGTCAAGGATATCGTTAACTATATTCGTATAGTAATTTTAGTACTTCATTCAATGCATCATGTCTATGATTATCCAATAGATTTACAGCATGTACATGTTCTGAAACTTTTATTTTTGGAACTTCATGTACTGCTGAATCGGCTTTGAATTTTAAATCTATTTGTTGTGGGTCACCAGTAAGTATCATAGTAGAACCTTTACCCAATCTACCTAAAGCCATTCCCAATTGTGCTTTAGTTAGGTTTTGGAATTCATCTACAATTACTACTGCATTTTCAAAGGTTCTACCTCTAAAGTGTGCTAATGATACCAATTCAATAGAATCATCCTTTTCCATCTTTTCTAAGATTGGTGGTTTATTATAAACCTTTCTCATATTAGAACGAATTGGAACTAACCATGGTTCCATCTTCTCTTCTAATGAACCTGGGAGGAATCCATTATCTTCGTTTGAAACTGTTGGTCTTGTTATAACTATTTTATTTACCCTTCTTGTAAAGAACATATCCAATGCGACTTGAACGGCTAATAATGTTTTTCCAGAACCAGCTTTTCCTTGAATGAAATTATAAGGATGTATTAGTATATTTGATTTAGCTTCCTTTTGTTCATCGGATAATGTGATATTAAATTTTACCTTACCCTTTGGTGGGGTTTTTGTAATGTTTTCTGCCATTTAAATTAAATTAAAGTTGAAGTATTTTTTACTTTCCGTTTTTTTAATAAAGATTTTTCATGTCTAACGATACTAGCACATATTTCATATCGTTCTAACACTTCACATAAGTTGAGAAGTTTTTTTAAAGCCAATTTATAATCTGATTGTTCTAATACTGATACAGCATCCACATTTGTAAACTCTATTAATATTACCGATTGGAGTTTCATCTTTTGTGCCGATTGTATTGTTTCCAATATTCCTCTAAGAAACTCATCACCATCTTCCCATAAATACCTATTTAAAGTATTGTTAGTAGGTGAGATATATTTTCTCCAGTCAACATTTAATAATGGTCTTTTTTTCAAAGTATAAAATGTTTAATCGTTATTACATATAAGTAGTATAGATGATTATTAATTAGTTAAATCTAATCACTACCACCACCACCGCCACCTTGTTCTCCACTACCAATATTTCCAGAACCATATCGTACATCAAATGGTTGCCAAATATTAAACTCTACACTCCATACCCATACTTGGCTATCATACATAACTTCTTCAGCATCTTCGGTACCAGCTCTTCCAATTGGTGGAAATGAAGTATTGTCTGGAACGTTTGTGGTATCAGTTGGTGGTTCATCTTCAGCTGGTGGTTCGGGTACTGAACCATTCCATTCCCCTAATTGATTTGCTGGTATTAATCGTTCATCATAGTTTGAATTTGGTTTTGTAACTACCCAAGTTATATATTTAATTAATTCATTTAAATCATAGCTTGGTTCAGCTACTAATATACCACCATCAGCAACTTGATAATTTGAGTATGTATATAAATTTCTTGTTACTTCAATCTGACCATTAGTTTCATTTCTATTTAAATTGATACTTAATTCAGCCTCCCTCATTCGATTTGTTAAATCATTAAGTGGAGCTATATCGATTACAACCAACTTACGTTGGTTTATTAAATAGTTTACTGGTATTGGCTCCTTTCTACCATACTTTGCAATTAACTCAATCATTACGTTTTTGTTTGCAAATAATTGAGGTGTACCATCACCATTTTTAATTGAAAGTATAAATTTGAAGTTTGCTATATCGGTATGGAGTGAAACTACATCTGATAAATCATATCTAGGAATATCAACTGAATTTTGTGGGTAATTACCATATAAAGTAATTACATTTGATGGAGCTGGTTCGAAGTCACCAACTTGAGTAGCTACACTCTCATTATCGATAAATAACCTTCGTATATTTATGTTAGAAGGTTGTGCCCTTGGGATTGTGGTGGAGTTGATACTTATATTACCATCTGATACTATCGAAGCCATTAATATATTGTTTAGATATAAATATTACTAATCGTAATATTCTACTATAACACCAGCTTCTTTAAACATTTGAATTGAACGTTCTGATGATTCAGTCCACTTATCTCCTTTAGCGCCTTTACCATTTCTTAGTACAATTTTAGATATACCACTATTGATAATTGCTCTAGCACAATCTGAACAACTCATTCCACAAGTCATATACATTGTTGTTCCTAATGTGGATACACCAATTCTAGCAGCATTGTAAATAGCGTTTCTTTCCGCATGTTCGAACCAAAAGTATTTCTCAGGCCTTTCTTGCCTTTCATCAACTTCATCGTTTATACCCCTTGCAAATGAGTTGTAGCCGGTAGAAACAATCTCATTGTCTTTACCAACTACAACTACACCTATCTGAGTTCTCTTATCTTTAGATTTGAGTTTTACTTGCTCTGCTATATTTATGAAATATTCATCCCAATTCATATTTCTATCACATTTCCATTAGATGTCAATTTACCAAATCCACCATCTTTCATTACTGAACCATTTGAGAAGATTGTATCTAAATTACTTAACTTCATAGTTCCCTGATTGATGATATCTTTGTGATTATGAATGTGTCCAAATAAACACAACTTTGGATTTACTTCCATCACTCTATTAAGTAGAGATTTATCACCACATCTTTCCAAATTTCCATTTCTATCCAATGATAAATCTAAAATACCTTTTGGTGGTCCGTGATTGATAATGATATCCACATCTTCATCAATAATGTTTCTCCAAATTCTTTCTAACTTTGTTCTATCTTTATTGAAAGACCAACCATATCCAAATGTTGGAGTGTAAGGTGAACCAAAAATTTTGATTCCATCAATAATGATATCTTCGTTCTCTAAGTAGATGATGTTTCTTCGTGCAAAATCTTCTGAGGTTACAAACTTCTTTTCAATTGAAGTATCGTGATTTCCAGCAACAAATATCTTATACTGAATTTTTAATGAAGCGAACCAATCAATAAATCCCCTAACCTCAGGTTCGTTATTATACGGGTCCATTGGATTAGAACAATCCCCACTAAAAATTACCATATCAATATCCGTTGGAACTTCCAATAAATTGTGATAGGTGTGTGTATCTGATATGTGCCAAATTCTCATTTTAGATTATTATCTGATGTTGTGTTTGTATTTGTTGTGTACCAAATATCGCCTGGTTTCCAAGGAGGTGAGGGATACGAAGGATAAGAAGGTTGTTCATAAGGAAGGGGTATAAAAGTTGTACCTCCTTTTTGATTGATTGCTTCTAAAAGTATTTTTGCATCTTCTTTACTAATAGAGCTATTGGAAACTCCTTCCAAAACTATATCTACTGCTGTTCTCATTTATATTCCAATTATTATTTCTTTATTTAACCAACCAATGATGACTTCTAAATCACCATTAAGTGTTCTATCATATGTTATCTTAATATATGGGAAAATATAAATCTGCCCCCATACTGAACATATTTCAAATTTTATTTTGCCCATTTTCCTCTTTGTACTAATTGAGCAATGATACCATATACTGATAAATCTTCATAGGTGTCTTGAATTGATTCACCTACCTCATCAGGTTGACCTAATACAACCAATTGCTTTAATCGTTGTACCTTATCGTTCACACGAAACCATAATCCAGTTAGAGATAACTTAACATCTTCTTTGGTTTCCAATGGGGTTCCTACTGAAATATTACCTGGACCATAATTTCTTTGCTTCTTACAAAAAGTAATGTACATTTCTTCTTGAATCTTTTTGAACTCTTCAGTTGTTTGTGGATAAACTCTTTCACAAAATTCAACTGCTGATTCTCCGTATTGTGGTGTTTCTTCGCTCATACTATTTAATGTTTATAAACAAATATACGAATAATAATTGGAAGTTCCAAGCCTTTTCAACTAAATTTACAAAATGTGAAAATAGTTGAATTTTTTTTATCGTTTGGGGATTGATGTATATATCTATATATACTCACATAAGATAGTGGATACATTGAAAGAAGCTTCTCCACTCTAAATTGCTTCCAAACTTCAGTCATAATCGTTAGGCTGTTGGTTCAGATAAATTCTTCTATTTAAATTTTTTCAATTTTTCTCTGACACAGAGACACGGTGCAAGACATGACACTGTTTAAACTGTTTTAAAAAAATAAATTAAAATAAAAATTTAGACAAGACAACTAAAGCACTTCATATGAGAACTTGTCAATTCTTCTTACTACTCTATAAACTCGTGCAGATGGGTCCTCATTATCTAACTCATCTCTTTTAGATTGAGCTTCTTCAATAGTATCATACTCATCCAATGTATCTTCTGCATTTAATTTATAAACCCATATTTGTCTTTTTGCCCAATTAGGGTCACCAGCGTTAGTATCTACTGCTACTAACTGCTTTTGTACTGCATATTCTTTCATAATAATCCTTTTTCTTTTAAATATTGGAACATATCGTTTCCCAATCGTTCCCCAACTACAATATCAGATGGGTAATGTACTTTAGCGTTTATTCTACTCTTTCCGATATCTCTACCTAACTTTTTAAATCGTATAGCATGTTTGGGATATTTATTTGCGAAATAATTTGCAATTAAAGTTCCTTGTGTAGCATGACCCGATGGATATGATGGTGAATCAGCAGTATCTAAATGTAATTTATTTTTATCCAAATCCAATCCATATAATTTTGCAACTAAATTAGGTCTTGGTCTATTGAAGTGATATTTTAAGTCTAAGATAACCCCACTTGCATTATTTAATATGTTTTCAATTTGATTTTCATCTATTGGAACATCTAACTCAGAGCATAGTTCCTTAAACATATCAGTAATTCTATCCATACTATAAATGAAGTCATCATTAGTATTGATACCCATCAGTTTTATAAGTTCTTGAAGTGTTCTTATCGATTCGTTTGGGTAGGGTGGTATATCTTTGTATGAATCATATTTAAACCCCTTAAACAGTCCATTTGATATATTACTAATCTTATCAGCATGTTTTGGTAGAACTTCTTCTGAGTTTATTAGGTTCTTTAATTTACCAACATTTTTGAAATCATACACTACCATAGTATATAAATATAATAAAACTTTTATTTATCTTTATCCAGTCTTATGTACATTTTTAATCCAACATATGGTATTAGGATGGTTTCACCTGTTTCAAAGTTTTGTATATTACTTCTAACACCTAATGATACCCCAAACATTTTATCAGTTGGGGTTTTATACATTCCACTTATGCTACTTCCACCAAATATATTAGTATTATCATAATCATAACCTATACCCAAATACCATTGGGATTGTTGAGGTCTCATAACTTCTATTTCTCTAATCTTAACTGATGGCTTCTTCCGTAATCGCATCTTTAACTTAACTATGGTTTGAGATAACTCAGCTATCTTATCAGTATTTTCAACCTCCACTATTTTCTCTACTTCTTTTATTACTTCAGTAGTAATTGGTATTCTAATGATTTTTTCTTTGACAACCTCAATAGGTATTTCTTTTTCTATAATCTTTTCAACCTCTATAATCTTTTCAACTTCAACAATTTTATCAACTATCTTAGCTGGTTCTTTCATTTGGATAATGGTTAGTATCAATAGTAAACCTATTATCAACCATTTGTAATCTAATTTTCTCATAATACTATATTATTTAAAATGGTAACTTAGAGCCAACCATAAATGTATTTATTAATGGAATATTGGGATTGGTACTCTTAATACCAGTGTAACCAAAGTTTATTGTAAACGTTTTTGTTATCCTATACGTAAATGAGTTAGCTACAATAAACATAATATCATTTGATGCTAAACTACTATCTTTCTTTGTTGTATATGTTATTGGTGTATGTGCTAATATAAATGCGGGTGAATACGTTAATCTATTCGTTATCGGAAATGAATTAGCATATAGAAAGTTATATCCAAATGATATCATAGGATTTTCTATAAGAGTACCCCAATTAATTGAATAATTTAATCCAACACCCAATGTACCTTTCGTACCCATTGGTTTTAATCTCATAAAAGAAGATGCTACTGATTGGGAACCATAATTATTTGAGTAACTAACACCAATAGATTCTATCCAACTTACTTTGTATTTATCATTCAAATACATTTTAGTTTTACCCAATGCGATGGATATCTGATTCAGATTACTATATAACATCACATTAGCTGAATATGATACATCACCATATATAGATGATTGGGATGCCCCAATTGATATAGCCGTATCGTATCCTCCGAAAGGATTTTGCATACCCATAGCATCTGCGTTCAATTGAATTGGATTCAACTTACGTTTTTTCTTCTTATCCTCTTCTTCTTTTTTCTTTTTCTCTTCCTTCGTCTCCTCTTCGGATTTTTCTTCTTTCGTTTCTTCAGTTACTTCTTCTTTCGTTTCTTCAACCTCAGTTTCTTCAGCTTTACTCTCTTCATTTGATGAACCTTCACCAGTTCCTTCACTATTTGATTCTCCCCCTTCATTACCCCCATTTGAATTTCCACCTGAATCAGTATCAGTTGAATTTGAAGAAGAGTTATCTGAAGTTGATGAAGAATTAGTTGAAGATGTTCCATTATTTGTTGAAGTTGATGATGCATTACTAGCTGCACTTGCCGCTTGGGCTGCTGCTTCCGCTTCAGCCGCTGCCGCTGCCGCCGCTGCGGCTGCCGCTGCTGCTTGTTGTGCTTGTTGTTGTTGATTTGTTTGTTGAGAACATGGAGTTAAGTTACTCCACCATTCATAAGTTTCATTTAACCAAAGTTGTAATTCACCATTTGTAAATTGTTGATATGTGAATGTTCTAATTTTATTATAAAATGCAATAGTAGTTGAACCATTTACAAATACAGCAGTCACAATACTAACTTCTCCAGTACACCTATCTACAAACGTTTGTGTAAATGTTGATTGACTATATGTTAATGTTGTTACAAATAAAAATAATATTATGATTAATCGTTTCATTCATTAGTTTATGAATATTTTCTTACGAATCATTCTAGCTACAATCCTAGCAGATGCAGTTTCTAATGCTTTACGAGTAGTAACACCAATAGCCGATTGTCTGAATTTAACTTCATCCATATCCAATCCTATTAATCCTTCTTGAGTTTTAACAGTATTAGCATCACCTAATCCACTTCCCACAAAGTATCTTCCAGTTTCAGCATCAGTAAATCTAACTTGCAATCCTAAACGAGTTGTTTGAGTTTGTTTAGAACCATCTTTTAAAGATAGTACTTCATCTTCGGATACTGAGAAATCATATATCTCAATAGTAACAAAGTATCTAGCAAGAGTAATCTTACCCATACCATATACTTTATTTTCAGATACACCTTTACGTGATGCTATCCATTGAGCTTTCATTCTATTCTTAATCTCAGATTTCTCTTCTACAAACTCAAATCTATTAGTCCAATCTAAGTATTCAATTACAATGTTAGTTAGTCCTAATCCAATTCTAGCATCTCTTAATTCTGGATAAGTTTCATACAAATCATCAGAAACTCCTACTTTTAATAAAGCTATTGGAATCATCTCACCATCGTAATCAGATACATCATCAATAGATTTTCTTTTCTCAAACTCAGCTACATAAGTCTCAGCTTTAACTTTTCCAATCGTTTGTCCAAATGTGGTATGTGTAAAACACACACACATCACTATTAGTAATATTTTTTTCATATTTTTGTTTTAATGTGTATCTTTAATATCCTTTGGTAATCTCCAACCATGTATCTTCATTTGCCAAACATACCAATAACATCCACCAAAAAAAGTAGCAATCCATAGTAATCCAAACCCAGGCGTTTCGTTAATTAGTATCCTAATATCAGGACTTTCAATCGTTATTGTTAACACCACAACAATAGCAACAAACCCCCATACTTGTCCCCAAACTTTCCACCAATTTAAAAATGTTTTCATAATTTTTAATTTTAATATATTACCAATCAATAGCCTCTTCTTTTTCTACTTTTTTCTTAGCAGGAACTTCTCTTATAATTGTTTTAGTTTCTGCTGGTTTTTGTTCTGGTACATTTACCACAATAGTAGGACCTGTTACATTTACATTTTGGTTATTGTTTTGCTTAACATCAACCTGTTCTGTTTGTGTATCATCTTCATCGGTAATACCTATAAACGATTTAACTTCATCTACAAACATAGTTCCGATGGTTGTAAGAACCACACCAGCGCCAGTTAATATTTGATTCTTTATGTTAGAAAGAAATCCCTTTTCTTTTGTATCTTCACTCATATCTTAATTTTTGTTTTTTTAATTATATTACCATCACTATCTTTAACCATAAAAATAAAACTTCCTTTTGGAATTGCTTTAGTGAAAATGGTTAATATGTTTTCTCCAACTACTGAGTTAAACTTTTCATTCGTATATGTTATATTTGTAAATTCATCGGTTAACGATAGTTTATATGTTGCTACATTATCGAATTTTATTTTAACTTTATCACCATCCCTAACAGTGGTACTTTCAATTTGAAATATATCAACAATATAATCAGATGATGGTGGCTTAATATCTTCAATATAATCAGAATTACATCCCAATAGGAATATAAATGGTAGTGTATAAATAAGTTTTTTCATTATTCTATTTTTAGTTTAAGTTGTTCACCAATTTTGTTAACCGCATCAGTTGTTAATAATGTAACTAATCCTAAAGTATTATCTAATGTACCATTAGGCGTAAATGTTAATGTATATTTAGTATCAGAATCTAAGAACTCATTTTGTATCTGCACCAATGAACCAATGTTAATGATGTTACTTTTTAAGTTACTAAAGTTAGTAGATGCTTGTGTTGTTTCAAAATTAATATCATCATAACTTAATCGAGTTGTATCAAATCCAAGTTTGAATTGAGTACCAATAACATCCTGTGAACCTACATTCATTGTTATAGTTACTTTAACCTTACCATCAACCAATTCAGTAACCAATGTAGTTGCTATCTCTCTTTCAGTTTTATTAATTGATTTAGAATATGATGGAGTAAAACTCCTAGCTTGCGTTGCAGCTGCTTGGTCAACTAAATCTGGTTCAGTTGAATGTGATAAGTTAACATCACCTTTCCAAGTTATTGTTGATTCAAAACTAAATTGTAATTCACTCATATTCTGATTATCCAAAATATTTAACAATGTAGTATAATTAGGAATTTGAGAATAGTTTGCAATTGTGATAGTATCGTATTGTTGCTTTGGATAAAATTTAGATACCTCAAACATCGCTTCGTTGGTTCCTGCAAACGTAGGTGTACCATTTAATACATGAGATAACATTAAGTACGTATCATCTGAATTGAATATTCCATCATTATTAACATCACCATTCATAAATTGAACACCATAGTTAAACTCATTTCCAATTTCATCACCATTTATACCACCATTACTCAACTCGGCAAACGCAAGAGCTACATCCGATATGGTTACTATTTCGGTAAATTGTTCTTGAAATGGTTTTACATAATCACCATTTTCAGAATCAACTACATATCCATCCCAATTTACAATTACTGCCAATTCATCAGTTCTATTAAATCCTTGTGTAATATCTAATGTACCAGTTGAACTTAAATTTTCATAAATAGCACCAATTGGTTGTACCCATTCGGTTTCACTTTCACGTTTATATAACCCACCATCAAATAATGTTGGGTCTAATGATTCTGGAAATAGAACTTTAAATGCTGCAGTTACTGTTGTAGATGGTGGAACATTATCAAACGTTTGGTTTGGAAATGCCTTAACATCCGTAAACGTATATCCATTTACATTATCTCTAATATATGCTTTTCGTATCATTGCCGATTGAGAAAAATCAAATCCGTTTGGAACTTGTTTATATTTAAATTTTAATCTAGCAACAACTCCATCTAATGTATTAGTTGTTTGTGATGTAATAACCATAGGTGCATGGTCTGATGCACTCTCACCAACATATTCCCAATAATGGTCAGTAAAGTATTGACCATATAAATCATCTACATCAGCAGTTGTTGAATTGTTGAATATATAGTGGGATGGCCATTGGTATGTGTACCAACTATTATTTTGTAATGGATTATCTACACCTAAATATTCAAATGCATCATTCTTAAATGTAAACCATATATCAGCATAAGTTGTTTGATAAGTATCTGAATTTGTTTGTATTGTAACATCCAAATAAAACTCATCTCCAATTTCTAATGCGGTAACTGGTGTTATTTCTCCTTGAACTGGTTCAACTATTAATCCAGCATAATCTAATGATATGTTTACATTTTGAGAATTCATACTTAACGTAAACACTAAACTAACTAATAATAATACTATTTTTTTCATTCAAATAATTTTTTAATAACAGCAACACATACTTTCTTTAAAGCAATTGAAGCCGTTTGTTGGTTAAATGTCCCATCATCGGCAATAACTAATGTTGAGGTAGATATGGTTTTAGATTGTCCTTTTTGGATTGTACTCTTCACCACCTTACCATCAATCAGTAATTCACCGATTGCTATGATTTGGGTTAGTGCAACATCTTTATGGTAGATGCCAACATTCGTTCCAATGTTTTTTACATCGAAAAAAACTAATCGTAATGTTATTTCTTTGGGAGATTCATCATCTAAGTAATAATCCATATCCATTAGAATCTCTTCTAATATATTCTGAACACCATAAGCAAGATTTCTATTACCAGCAAACTTACCCATTCGGATTTCGTTGGTAACTTCACCTATCTTAATTAAATCATCTTGTGCTTGGGTTGATTCTAACCCAATCAATAGGAATATTACAATTCCTATAATTTTTGACATACTCATAAAAGTTAGCCTTTTTTGATTAAGGTAACATTTTATATAACGAATAAAATAACGATTGAGGTAACGATTGTGTTTAATGAGTATAAGATACTACCCATTGAGTATTTGGTATAAATATTAATAAGTATTAAATACCAATAGATTTTAATCTTAAAATTTCATCTTTAATTTTTTTATTGAATGGAGTCCAATTAAAGTTCTTCAACATCCAATCTCTATATGAGGCAGGTATTTCTCTAACTTCTCTTCTAGCATATTTACCAAATGGCATTATAACCTTAGCACCTTCAGCTGCTTTCTCATGTGGGGATTTCTCACCTTCTATATGTAATCCAATTTCTTGAATAGGAATTCCAGTAAGAAGTTTTTTATCTTCACCATACATTTTCCACATAGTACCCTCATCTTTGAAGTAGATATCTTCAACTTTACCAAACTTTGGAACTGCCCCTACAAAGTCCACAACTAATCCTTCTGATTTATTGGGGTGAATACGGGTAACTCTACCAACAAATTGATACCACCAACTTAATGAAGCAGTAGGTCTACCAGTGATAATACAATCTAACTCAGGATAATCAAATCCAACAGTCAATATGTTTACTTGAGCTATACATCGTAACCTACCAGCCTTAAAATCCTCAATAATTTCCCTTCTTTCTTGTGGATGCATATCAGAATACACTGCTTTACAACTTGGAATCTTCTTTGTAAGTTCAATAGCTTCATCAATTGTTGGTACTGCTATTAAGATTGAACGTCTATTGTACAACTCTTCTACCTTTTTGGCAATCTTATCACCAATTTTCTGGTTTTTGTATGCTTTTTTGATGGAAGAGTTAGAATATTCGGCTCCCGTTGTGTTATAAACTAAATCACCTGTGTTAAAATCGTATGATTGATATTCTAATTTACTCCAAAATCCCAATTCAACCATTTCTTGTATTTGAGCAACGTAAATAATCTTCTTAAAAAAGATTCCTTTCTTAGAACGAGAGGTTAACATTACTAATTTAGAGAATGGTCTACCATCGGACCCCATATTTGTTTGTAATTTAAGTGGAGTAGCAGTTAAACCTAACGTATGTTTGATACCAGCACCCTTTAAGAAACGCCTAAGCATTCCATTTGGTTCTCTGGGGAATCTATCACACTCATCAATGATAACCTTTGTAATCCCCAATTCCTTAAACTTAGATGCAATGTTAACAATAGAACCAATTGTTGCATATGTAACATCTCCAATTTCCTTTTCTCCCATAGATGCTGAGTATATTGAAGCAGTTCCACCTAAATTAATAAACTTAGAGTAATTTTGTTCCAACAATTCCTTTGATGGTTGTATCACTAACAACTTTTCACCAACTCCTTTAGCGATTGCAGCAATAACAATTGACTTACCAAATGCGGTAGGTGCAACAATTATTGATGGTACTGGTTTCTTTTCATCGAAATACTCAATACCTAACCTTACGGGTTCAATTTGATTGGGTCTTAATTCCATATAATAATATTTTTACACTATTATATAGTGTAAACTATACAAATATACAACAATTTTTTGAGTTATCCAAACTTTATTGCATATATTTTAAAAAGATATCAACAATAGTTAAAATTATCTTAAAAAAGTTTGGTTGTTTGGATATTTCTTTGTATATTTGTACTCAAATAAAAAGATACCTCCAATTAAGGATGTATTTAGTTACATTTAATGAACAAAGCAAATTTAATTATGAAGCAAATTTTAATTGGGATGATGATGGTACTAACCACATTATCTACATTCGGTCAAACTACTGGTAAAGTAGTGGAAGCTGGAACGAATGAACCATTACCGGGTGCAACTATTGTTGTTAAAGGTACCACTATCGGAGCAGTTTCCGATTTTGATGGTAACTTTACTATACAATCTGAAGAAGGTAGTGAAATTATTATCTCATTTTTGGGATATGAAGAGCTAGTAGCAACATTGAAAAGTGGGGCTACCTATACATTGGTTGTAGGAAACAACACACTAAGTGAAGTGGTTGTTACATCCGGTGTAATCGATATTGCTAAGGTGAGAGAAACGCCAATCGCATTATCTACTATATCTCCATCAGAGATTTCTTTAAAGACGGGTAACTTAGAGTTCCCAGAAATTATGAATAAAACCCCAGGTGTTTACGCTACCAAACAAGGTGGTGGTTATGGTGATTCACGTATCTCTTTAAGAGGTTTTGACCAAACTAACACTTCTTTTCTTATCAACGGACAACCCGTTAATGATATGGAGAATGGTCGTGTGTATTGGAGTAATTGGCAAGGATTATCAGATGTTGCTAGTGGTATCCAAATTCAAAGAGGATTGGGTGCATCACGATTAGCAGTACCATCGGTAGGTGGAACTGTTTCTATTTTTACCAAAGCCGCTCAAAAGAGTGAAGGTGGTAAGGTATTACAAATGGTAGGAAATGATGGTTATACAAAGACTGGAGTATCTTACAACACTGGAGTAAATGAAAAAGGATGGGCATCATCTTTCTTACTATCTAGATGGGCTGGTAATGGTTATGTTAACAACACAAGTGGAGAAGGTTATACCTACTTTGCGGCAGTTGGTTACGCACCTGAAGGTTCTGACCACGAATTAAACTTTACGTTTTTAGGAGCAGGGCAATGGCACCACCAAAGAGATGTTTGGGTATCTATTAGAGATTATCAAAACTTTGGTGATGAAGGTATTGACCCTAGATGGAACTCAAATGGTGGTACGTTGAATGGTGAAGAATTCTCAATGAGAAGAAACTTCTACAACAAACCATTAGCAACTTTTAACTGGGATTGGGATATTACATCTAACCTTAAACTAGCTACATCATTATATGGTTCAGCTGGTAGAGGTGGTGGTACGGGTCCACGTGGTAACAACTATCGTTCAGCCGAAGCTGATATCTTACCATTTAGAAAAGATTTAACTGAACACTATTTAGAAAATGGTAGAGGTTCAAGAAACGCAGATGGTTCAATTAACTTTGATGCAGTTGTTGCAAACAACATAGCAACTACTGAAGGATACACTGGTGATATCAGCGGATTTGAGGGACAGTTAATTGGTTCTAATGGATTCAGAGATTCAAACGTAAATCGTTCAGTATTAGTAAGAAGAGCATCTATGAACTCGCATGATTGGGTTGGTGGTATTTCTAACTTAGAAGGACAATTTGGAAATTGGAAAACATCTATCGGTGTTGATTTAAGAAAATACACAGGTCAACATTATCGTGTATTAAATAACCTAATGGGATTAGATGGTTACTACTCAACTGGTAATCGTAACTCTAATGGTCAAATCATTAACACAACTGTTGCAGCTAATCCGTTTGGTAGTACTGGTTTAGATGGACCTAAGATTGATTATCACAATGTAGGTAAAGTAGGATGGCAAGGTGTGAATGGATTGGTTGAATATGGTGGTGATAGATTAACTGCCGTAGTACAAGCGGGTCTTTCAAATCAAGCATTTCAAAGAATCGATTACTTCGATGTACCTGATGAACCGATATCACTAATTCAAAATCAAGGTGGTGGGTATCTTAAAGGTGGGGCTAATTACAACATTAACGAAAAATCAAACGTATTCTTTAATACAGGTTATATTTCTCGCCAACCTCAGTTTGGCGCAGTATTCCCTAACTACTCTAATACTATTAGTGATGATTTACAAAATGAAGAAATTACTTCTTTCGAAGTTGGTTATGGATTCATTGGAAAAGATTTATCTTTCAACGTAAACGCTTATTCTACATCGTGGGGTAATCGATTTGTAACTCGTTCTTTATCTAACCAACAAGGTGTAGATGGTTCGGCTCAATTTAGAAACATTGATGTTGTACACAATGGTATCGAATTTGAAGGTAAGTATCAATTATCAGATGCTACTACATTTAGAGGTATGTTATCAATCGGTGATTGGAGATATACTAAAGATTTTACGGCAGAGTTATTTGATGACCAACAACAATCGATTGGTACAGGTACTCTTTATCTAAAGGATGCTAAGGTTGGTGATGCAGCGCAGTTCACTACCTTTTTAGGTGTTAACCAAAAAATCACTAAGAAAATCTCTATGGATTTAGATTATAGATTTGTTGATGGATTATACGCTGATTATTCAATTACTGATTCAGAGTTTACTAATCCTGATAATGCTGGAGCATTGAAACTTCCTTCATATGGATTGTTTGATTTAGGTATGACGGCAAGATTAGGTAAAGGATGGAATGTGAGAGCAAACATCAATAACTTATTGAATACTACGTATATCGCAGAATCAAACTCTAACATTCATGCAGATGAGAATTCAACTACTTGGAATGGTGTTGATACGAGAAACTCAGTATGGTTTGGGTTCGGTAGAACTTGGAACGCTTCATTGACGTACAATTTCTAAATGAATATTAATTAGTTATATTAAGGGGGATTCCGAAAGGTTTCCCCTTTTTTATTTCCTATTAAAATAAAAGCAAATAAAAACCCCAACTAATTGTTGAGGTTCTTTTTTATATCCATTCTTCAAAAGGATGTAATACTTTTATCGGTTCGGGCTTCACATATGGTTTAGGTTCATCTTCAAATCTAAATACCCATTTCCAATAAGCAATATGGTCATTATTAAACGTATCCCTATATACATCAACCGATACACTATCTAATAACTTTTTATGTTGTTGTTTCTTATTCTTTACATAGGTAGCTCTTCTACGGGAACTCCTATCATATTCTTCTATTTCTTCTTCAAACATAACTTATTCTCTTTAAATCTCAATCGGTGTGGATGGGGCCCGATTTCCCCCTTACTCTAAACTGTCTTTAAAAAAATTATACATCGGTGTCGGTCAAAACGATTTTTCCCAACTGTCGTTTTACCTAAAAAATTTGATGATAGTATTATTCCACCGATTACGCTTATCCGCAGTTGTGAACTTATGAGTAATGATTCTCATTAACTCTCCCGTTGGGTTATTACCCAATAGGTATCTCATTCTACTTTTGTTTTCTATTGATTTCATTTTGATGTTCTATAATCTTTTTGGATGCATAATCAGTTAGGATGTTTGGAAACCAACTATGGATAAACAAAGAAATAGATAGTTTCATAGCAAAACGCCAATGTTCCCAATATCCAACTCCATTTTCCTTTAAGTGGTTTCGTTTCATATATTTAATTTACTTTATAAGTATTATCTATTTCTTCTTTGTGGAGGTATTACCTTAGTAACCTTAGCCTTAACCCCTTTAGAAGGTTCTACATCCTTTATCTCTTTAGGTTGGGTATAATCTATCCAGCGAAGGCCAAAGAATAGATTAGCCATCATTCTACGGAATAGATTAGGTTTATTAGTAAGAGCAAAAGAAATGAAGTTATCTCCATCCCCAATCTTCCATTCTCCAATAGCAGGTTTAACTTCTATACCAACGGAACGTTTCATTTGATTTTCCATATTCATTAATTTATTTTAGTTGGATAACATTCAATCATCATATCCAATATTGTTGTACACATTTCGAATTCATTCAGTTCTTCCATACGGATAAGTAATCGTTGAAGGGATGATAAAGGAATCAACTCTCTAATCGTTGTACTCCTTATACTCCCTTGTCGATAACATCCCAATACCCAACTAAGGTGTGTTACCTTACTGAACAAAAGGGAATCGATATCCTCCGTATCCCCATACTCCCCCATATAATAATATTCCTGTGGATTCATATCTATAAATAGTATAGGTACTGAGGAACAATCACACAACCTCCATCAATTCTTTAATGGCTTTATTACATTCCATTATATATTTCAAGTCTCCTTCCATAATTGCCTTTTTCTTTTGATAACTCCACCAAGCCAATTCTTTACTTATATCTTTACTCATCTTCCTTTTCTTTTTCCTTATACTCATACCATAAAGGATTAGGTAGTTCCGAATAGTGGTCCCATAAGCCTTCCTCTACTATATCCTTTTCTTTACTCTCTCCATCTTTCTTTTTCATATTCCTCTAATACCTTATAAAACTCCTCATATGTGTATTCCTCATATCGGAAGGCTTCGTATATTCTACTTCTTTCTTTTTGTTCTCCCCATAGGTAGCCTAATAGTAATCCTAATAAGAACAATCCTATTGCTATGATTAATCCTTCTATATTCATTTATTTAATTTTAATGTTAGCTTCGTTTCTTTGTATAACGTATCCAATGTTCTCTTAGGTTGTTTAACATTTCTTTATCCCCTTTACTATAATACCCATTATCAATAATAGTTTGTATAGGTTCTCTTCCAAATGTCCAATCTATATGTTGTAGGTAAGGATTAGAGTCTGATGGGTATATCATCGTTTCCAACATTTTCTTTTGTTCCTTCATTAAGATTATATTAGAATCCATAAACTTATTTAACTCATCATATCCCCACTCAATAGGTGTTGTATCCATCTTATCTAATATGATATCTTGCCAATCCTGCAATTCTATATCATCCTTTGTTTCCATTCTTCTTTAATTCTTTAATCAACCAATCTATTATAGGATGTAGTGAATTTATACTTGCCTTATATAGGGTATCTAACTTATCTATCTCTCTTATGATAGGTTCACTCTCATCATCCATTATATTTTCAATAATGATATAACCATCACATATTGATATTATATTAGATTCAGTCTCTATTTTTAAATTCACATTTTTATTTTATAAACAAATATACAAAAAATAAATGACATAACCAAATTCTAGCTATAATAATTTTACCTCATTTCACATCATAAGATACCTATCCCTCAGGGATACCCTCCAGAGGGTGTCATCCGGTGTCATCATTCCCTGGGTAAAAAATTGACACCGATACGAGAAGAGGCTAGACCGGGCCTGTAGCCCCGCATATTTTTCCTTAATTACAAGAAACCTGTCAAAGGGGGGTGGGGGGTCTCCTCTCCGTATATTTTTTAGTTGAGGATTATTTACGCTCACCTAGCGGTTCGCTTGAGCTGGGAAGTGTGGATATAAAAAAGAGAGGTACTCCCTCTCCCTTATATACTATATGTTATTCCTTATACTATATACTCTTCTATACTACTATGTGTTGTATTAGTAGTATTCTTAGCTATATTATTTTTATATCAGTCCAGCTTCGGTTTATACATC